GGCCCGCAACTTGGGCATGCAGGTCGCGGCCGAGCGGGTGATCGACTTCATCGGCTGGGACGAGCCGAGGCCGACGGTCGACGAGATCCGCGAATTCGTCCTGACGCTCCGAGACGAGACGGTCGATGCCGAGGAAGGAGCGACGAAGTGAGCGTCGCCGCCGGCGTGAATCTCGAGCCTCACGAACTGTGCCTGATGTTCCCTGCGATGCGGGACGACGTCTACGCCAAGCTCGTCGAGAGCGTCCGCAAGCACGGGGCCTTGAAGCCCATCGTGCTCCACGAAGGCAAGATCCTCGACGGCCGGAACCGGTGCCGGGCATACGCCGAGGTCGGCGTCGACTTCGAATGCGTCGACTGGGACGGCGAGTGCGGGACGCCGCTCGACTACGTCCTCGTCGAGAACGAGGTGCGTCGCGACCTGGAGCCGGGCCAGCGGGCGGCGCTTGCCGTCGAGGTCCAACGCCGCCTCGAAATCGAGTACGCCAAGCACCGCAACGGAGCACTCAAGCGAGGCGACGAGAAGCCAGAGCCCGTTTGTCAACGAATTGACAAACGGGACTCGATCGGCGAAGCGGCCGAAAAGATGGGCGTCAACCGCCAGTACGTCGCCGACGCCAAGCGTATCCAGGAAGCTTCGCCAGAGACGTTCGAGGCGGTCAAGAAAGGCGATAAGTCGATCCCCCAGGCCAAGCGTGAACTCGGCCTAGCCAAGCCGAATCCCGAACCCAAAGCCAGACCGACGCCTGAACCCGAAACCGCGGCCAAGCCGGCGGCCCCGAAGCCCAAGCCGGCCGAGCCCGAGGCCGTCGAGGCGATCCGCGAGGAGCGGGCGGAGCAGGCGGCGAAGCGGGACGAGTTGACCGACGAGGAATGGCTCGCCGCGCTGCCGCTGTCGGCCGAACTGGCCGGCCACGCGCTCGACAAGTTCCGCCGCGACGCGCTCGACTACCGCGACCTCGAATCGACGATCCCGAGCGAGACCCCGCTTCGCAAGGCCGTCGCCGAATTCCTGTCGCGGACCAAGCGACGGCAGAAGGGCAGGACGCCGTACCAGGGGTTCACGGCGTTCCGGGCCGGCCAACTGCTGAGCGTCGAGCATCCCCGCTCGTGGTTCCGGTGCCCGACGACCGACAAGGGCGGATGCGACGGGACCGGGACGGTGGGCACGATCGGCCAGTGCCCGATGTGCTTCGGGAGGGGGTATCTCCCGAGATGAGCAAACTCCTCCCGACCCCGCCGATCGGCGCGAACACGCTCTCGCCGCGCGTCTACCAGGCCGAGGCCATCGACGCGGCCCGCGACAAACTCCGCAACCACCGATCCACCCTGATCGTGCTGCCGACCGGGACCGGCAAGACGTGCGTGTTCGCGATGGCGTCGCGGATGTGCGCGGAGAAGGGCGGCCGGTCGTTGATCCTGGCCCACCGCGAAGAGCTGATCAACCAGGCGGCGAGCGTGCTCGAGCGCGTCGGCCTGGCCCCGGGGATCGAGCGGGCCGAGAGCTACGCACGATCGATGTACGAGCCCCACGCGGTGGTCGCGACGGTCCAGACGCTCCGCGGCAAGCGGCTCCAGTCGTGGCCTTCCAACTACTTCCGCCTGATCGTCGTGGACGAGGCGCATCACGCGACGGCCCCTTCGTACCAGGCGATCCTCTCCCATTTCGCGAAAGCGAAGATCGTGGGCGTGACGGCGACGCCCGACAGGGCCGACGAGGACGAGATCGCCGACGTGTTCGAGTCGACGGCCTACGAGATGACGATCTGGGATGCGATGACGGCCCCGGCCCCCGGCCCGTACCTCGCCCCGCTCAAATTCGTCCGCTGCGACACGCCCGTCGACCTTCGCGGCCTCAAGGCGTCGGGCGACGACTACAACGAAAGCGACCTAGCGGACCGGATCACGCCGCTGGTCGAGGTGCTGGCCAACGCCATCAAGGCGCGGGTCGGCGGCCGACAGACGATCGTCTTCACCCCGGACTGCGCGTCGGCGTCGGCGATGGCGACCGCGCTCCAGAGCATCGACTGCAAGGCCGACTACGTGTGGGGCGATTCGCCCGACCGAGTGGAGAAGATCGAGCGGTTCAAGCAGGGCGAGACGCGCATCCTCGTGAACTGCATGATCTTCACGGAGGGCTTCGACGCGCCGTACACGTCGGCCATCGTGCTGTGCCGGCCGACGAAGAGCCGAAGCCTCTATAGCCAGATGATCGGCCGAGGCACCAGGCTGGCTCCGGGCAAAGACGATTGCATCGTAGTCGATTTCGCGTGGCTCACCGACAAGCACGACCTGGTCCGGCCGGCCGACCTGGTCATCAGCCGAGCCCGCGAGGACGAATCCGACGCGGGCGACATCCTCGACGCGCTGACGAACTCCGAAGAACCCGTCGACCTGATCGAGGCCGCGAAGCAGGCGAAGGAGGAGGGCTCGAAGCGCCGGGCGCTCAAGATCGAGGCGAAGGCGCGAGAGGACCGCCTGAAGTGGACCCAGGTCGACCCGCTGACCGGGGCCTTCGGAATCCTCGACGTGCCGGTCGTCGGATCGATCTACGACGCGACGCACGACAGGCCGTCCAGGGGGCTCGTGGAGGCCCTGGCGAAGTTCAAGGTGCCGTCGCCCGAGAAGCTGTCCAATCGCAACGCCAAGGCCCTCATGGGCCGCCTGTGCGAGCGGGCCGACATGGGCCTGTCGAGCCTGGGCCAGATCAAGGTGCTCGTCAAGAACGGCGTGCCGATCGAGGCGGCCCGCGAGATGACGAAGGCCGAGGCGAGCGATCGCATCGACGAGATCGCGACGAAGAACGGGTGGGCCCGCAAGCCGCGTCCCGAATTCCAGCTGAGAAGGGGGGCCTGAGCGAAGACCAGAGGAAGGCCGACGACCGGCGAGAGCCGGCGGTGCTCCCGGGCTCCTGTAAGCAGGCCGGGTGATCCCTCCTAAGCGAGAGCCACGAGGGCAGGACATCGGGTTCAAACCTCCCCGAGCGACGCGAGGCCGAAGCAGGGCGGCCGAATCGACGAGCGAATCCAGCTCCCCTCACAGCGAGGGGTTCCCAGGCAACGGGGCGGTAACGATCCGCCGCATGGCATACGTCCTGGCATCAACGTGATGAGAAACAAAAGCTGGCGAGAAGCGAATCGTAGCGTCTGAAAAGTCCCGGAGATCGTCGGTAAATCAGGAGCCTCGCTTACCTGTATATCACTCAGGGAATGCCCCCTGTGCGCGCAGATCAAACAGTAAACACTTATGCGAAAGGAGGGCGGGAAGTGTCCAAGCGAAAGCTCCCGCGTCTGATACCGCTCGAGTCTCTCGCGTCGCAGGTGGTCAACATCCGCGACCGGATCAAGCGGGGCGAGGATCTCGTTACGGGCCACTGCGAGATCTTGACTGAGGCCGCCGATTTCATCGCCGAGGCGGTTGCGGAGAGGCGGGCTCGCGAGAAAGGCGGTGCGTGATGGCGACGGCAGCTTTCAAAGAGATGACCGCGAGGCAAGCCGAGGTGCACGGCTTCATGGTCGAGCACCAGCGCGAACACGGCATGCCGCCGACCGTCCGCGAGATCATGCAGCGTTTCGACTGGGCGAGCCCGAGCGGCGTCCAGGGCCATCTCAAGGCGCTGATACGGAAGCGTTGGGCTCGCGCCTCGGGGCAGAAGACGGCTCGAGGCGTGGTCGCCGTCGACCCGACGAAGCCCGACGCATGCCCCTGCTGCGGTCGGCCGATCGAGGAAGGCGGTGCGGTTTGACTCACGTGGGCGACATGAACGGCGTCGTCGTCGAGCTGATCGGGACGAGCCCGCTCCTGCACAACCGCTGCGCGACGCGGGGCGAGGCCCCGGGCTGGCGGCCCCGGACGGACCGGGAGCAGGCCGAGGACCGGCTGCATCGCGACGCGGCGACGGGCGAGGTCGTGCTCCCCTGGTGGATGCCGGTGGTCGCGATCGGCCGGGCCGCGTGGTCGCGGGACCGCGTGACGACGATGCCCCGCGACCTGGTGTCGGCCGTCGACGCGACGACCATCGAGGCGCGGTCGATCGCCTTCCGCGGCGAGTGGCGGCCCCAGGCGTTCCGGCCGGAAGGCGCGTCGGTCGTCGCGCTGCCGCGGTTCGACGAGTGGTCGGCGGCGGTCCGGCTGATGTACGACCCGCGATACCACGCGGAGGAGGGGCTCCTGTCGCTGCTGGAGCACTCGGGCAGGCATCTCGGCCTGCCGCTGTTCGCCCCGTTCGCGGGCAAGGGTCCGTGGGGCCGGTTTCGGGTGGAGACCAGGAAGGCGACGGTTAACGCGGCTTACGAGGAAGCGACGGCATGAACGATCCGACGACGATGCCCCGGCCGCCGCCGCCATAGGCAACGGCCAAGGTTCCCGCCGAACGATGGTGAGAGGAATCAGATGCATTGGTGCTCATCAGAGTGGAGGTGTGCCATGCGACCGCGGGGGTAAAGCCTCGCAGCCGGCACGGGAAAGGGGCGGGGAAACCCGCCCTGCCGGCCTTCGGATGTCGTCCCGCGTGGGGGCGGCTGGTGGGTTTCGAGAACGCAGGGAAAGGAGGTCGTCTTTGAAGGCCGAGGTGTTCGCCAAGCCGGAAGTCATGCTGCATCACCGAAACTGCCTGGATGTCATGAACGAACTTCCCGACGGCTCTGTGGACGCGATCATCACCGACCCTCCCTACCTCGTTGGGTACAAGGGCAAGTGGACGAATCGCAAAGAGGAGATCGTGGGTGACTCGGACGGCTCATGGGTCCTCCCCGCGTACGGCAGCATGCAGAGGGTTCTCAGGGAAGACAGCTTTCTCGTGACCTTCTACGGATGGCCACACGGCGACGTATTCGTGTCGACGTTCAAGGATCTCGGGTTTCGCATCGTCAGCCACCTCGTGTTCGTCAAGAACGTCTGGGGGCTCGGCGTGTTCACTCGAGGTCAGCACGAGGCTGCCTTCTTACTCGCCAAAGGCAAGCCGAAGCTTCGCCTGCCCGCGATAAGCGACGTGATCCAGTGGGATCGCGACGTTAAGGCGAAGCACCCAAACCAGAAGCCGCTGAGGGTGATGGCGACTCTCGTCAAGAACTTCGCGCCTGCCGCGGGGGTCGTGCTCGACCCCTTCATGGGCTCGGGAACGACCGGCGTGGCGTGCGTCAAGGCCGGGCTCGACTTCATCGGCTGCGAGGTCGACCCGAAGCACTTCGCGACGGCGAAGCGACGCATCACCGAGGCCAATACGACGCTGTTTTGAGTCCATCAACATGAGAGGAGGTGACGCGTGATCGACTTCAAGCGAATCCAGGCGGCTGACGTGAAGGCGGCGTGAGGCGAAGGGCGCGGAAGGTTCGGGGATCAATCACAAGCCGAGAGGAGCAAGACAATGGCCAAGATCCGGACGAAGATGAAGGTTTACACGACGGGCGAGATCGCCAAGATTTGCGGCGTCGCCCCGCGGACCGTCTCGAAGTGGTTCGACTCGGGCCGGCTAAAGGGGTATCGCATTCCCGGGTCCAAGGACCGCCGCGTCACGGTCGCCGACCTGGACGCGTTCGCCCGCGAGAACAACCTGCCGGTCTCGCCGCTCGTCGCGAGGGCGAGCAAGGTGCTGGCCGTCGGGTTCGCGAGGCCCGAGCGGCTCCGCGACGTGGACTACGATGTCGTCTTCGCGGCCAACCTGTTCGAGGCCGGGCTCCTCTTCGCCGAGGACCCGCCGGTCTGCGTCGTCGTCGACAAGTTGATCGGCGCGCTCGACGCTCGCGTGGTTGCGTCCGAGGCCCGGGCCAAGGGCGTCCCCTGTGTCGCCGTCGACTCCGAGCCCGACGACCGCTTCGATGACGTCGTCCCGTTCGGATGGACGGCCGACGCGCTGACCGAGGTCGTCTACGACGTCGTCAATCGCATGCCGACCGGCCGCAAGGCGTCCTGAACCGCCCGGGGAGGCTCAATGCTGACGCTCGAACGCAAGCAAGGCGAACGCATCCTGATCGACCCGGAAGGGGCGTGCATCGTCGTGACCTACTGCAAGCTCCGCAACGGCAAGGCGCGGATCGGCATCGAGGCTGCCGCCGAGGTCCCGATCTACCGCGAGGAAGTGTGGAAGGCCATCCAAGAGGGGAGGGGGAACCGATGAATGGACGCCAGTACGACAGCGACTTCGCGAACGTGGGCATCGGCTGCTGCGACGAGACCGACCCCCGGGCGATCCCGATGGAGTGGGACAGCGACGTGGGGCGCAGCGTCTTCGGGAGGCTCCGCGACCAGAGGGCGCGGCGGATCAGGGCCGCGCCGGCGATCTACATCGTCCGCCAGGCCAGGCCCGACGCGCCGAGGCGGAAACCGACGCCGGCGCTCTCGCTCGCCGAGAAGGCCGCGAGGGACTACGAGGCGGCCATGCGGCGGATACGTCGTCCGCTGCGGGCTGGGGTGAAGAGTGGCGTTTGACGAGGGGGGAAATGAGATGACCCGTCTGAAGAAGGGCGTCGACGTCACCGGCGATCCCGCCCAGTGGAGCGACGAGGACCGGATTCTCTACACGTTCGACGAGGCGATGGCGATGCTGCCCGACGGCGACTTCGTCAACGTAAAGGTTAACAACGCCCCCGGCCTGATAGTCGGGGCGGACTGGACGAAAGATGCGCTTCGAGAGGCTCTCGCGAAGGCATACCTGATCGAGGAGTCCGGCTCGACCGCAGCCAGGATGGGGTTCGGGCTCTACTTTCTTGCGGAAGGCGGCAATCGCTATTTCGTCGAGACCAGGTCCAAGCAGGGGGCCGAAGCATGAGCACGTGCGATGCGTTCGGGCTGGTCGCGTTCGCCGCCGCGGCGGTCGTCGGCCTGATGTGGGCGATCGACGCGGCCGGACGCGGGAAGGAGGCGGGGCGTGGGTGAAACGGATCTCGACGACAAGTTGCATCGTTTAGGACTGATACTCGAAAGGGCCGGCCGCGCAGACAACGCCGATACGGTCCACAGAGCCATCTCGGTCATAAGCATCCTTTCCGCCAAGAGCGAAATGCTGGCGTGCCGGGTCGAGCAACTCGAAGCCTCGCTCGCCGCCGCCAACGCGGAGGTCGAGCGGCTGAGGCCGAGGGAGATGACGCTCGACGAAGCGTGCGAAGTACTGTCCAGCAAGCGCTATGACGACTTCGCCGAATGGACAAACTGCATGTTTTTCGACCCAGCGGGCATTCCAGTGTTTAGGGCTTGGAATGGGGGCTACTCCATCACGCAGGGTGCGGCAGTCTACATCGCCCAAGGGCTGCTCCGTGACGGCGGGGAAGGCGGTGGGGAGTGACGGACCGCGAGCAGGACGAAGGAAGCCAGTGGGACTTCATCGGCAAGCCTGGCGACAGCGGCGTGATTCTCGGCGGCTTCTACACGGACGGCCGTCTGACGCTGATGTGCATGGCCGACCATGCCACGAAAGGCATATGGCTAACGGACCCAAGCCCCGACGCTCCGTGCCCGATGACGCGAGAAGAGGACGAGCGGCTGGAAGTCAACTGGTATGGCACGCGGGCCGAGTTTGACGCACGCGGGTGGAAGCTTGTGGGGCGTGACTCATGACCCCGCTCACCCCGCGTGAGCAAGCCGTCGTCGACGAGATCCTCGCCCTCGGCACAGGCCCGTGGCGGTTCTCGTCGACCCACGCGACGGCGGCCGAGTACGTCGCGGAGGTGGAGGCGGGGCGGCAACACAACCTGTTCGCGAGGGACAAGGGCGCGGCGGCGCGTGGGGCGGAGGAGTCGAAGCGGCGCGCGGCGGAGGAGCGGCTGAGGGCGAAGGAAAAGAGTTTCAGGTGAACACGGGGAGGAACGATGGCTGAGAACTCGAAGGTCGAGCCACACGAGCAACTAGGCGAGGTCCAGCACGAGATCGAGGAAGACTCGGTCGCCGTCTGGCACGCCCTGGAAGCCCTGTATGGGGAGCAGAGCGAGGACAACGTCGAGGATGCGGAGAACACCCTGAAGCGGCTTTCCGCCAACGTCGAGAGGGCGCAACGCCTGGTGGCGGAGATCCGCTCGGCTTGCGAGGGAGACGACTTCGACGAGGAGGCATGAAGATGGCGACGAGCGTGGAAGTGAAAGAACGGCCCATACTTTTTCGCGGGCCTATGGTGAGGGCCATTCTGTCGGGGAAGAAGACGCAGACGCGGCGGGTGATGAAGCCGCAGCCAGACGGCTTCAATCATGGCGTGCCGTACGTCTACGCGGGCGTCGGCGAGGAGAAGGTCATCCATTGCCCGTACGGCAATGTGGGGGACCGGCTTTGGGTTCGAGAGACATGGCAAGAAGTACCCATCGGACGCCATCGCGATTGGCCCGGCATCCCAGATGGGCGCCCGCGAAAGCCGAGCATCAACAACCCGGCGTGCGCGATCATCTATCGGGCCGACGGAGAGTTCCCCGGCCCTGAGATCTGGCGTCCGTCGATCTTCATGCCGCGATGGGCGAGCCGCCTTGAAGTCGATATCACGAACCGCCGAGCCGAACCGCTGAACGAGATCAGCGACGAAGACGCGATGGCGGAAGGCATCACCGAGACGGGAGAGACGGGCGACCAGTTCAAATTCACGTGGTACGGGGTCGAGAAGAATTTCGCCCTGGAGCCCGCGAAAGCCTTCTCGGTGCTCTGGGACTCGGTTCGCGAGCCCGGGTCGTGGGATCTGAACCCCTTCGTCTGGGTCGTCACGTTCAAGCGACTGGAGGCCGAGTGATGCCGAGCCCATTCGCTCGCAATAAGTACAACGCCAAGAAGACCGAGTACGGCGGCGTCGTCTACGACTCGAAAAGCGAGGCGATGCACGCCAGGCGGCTCGACCTGCTCAAGCAGGCGGGCGACGTGCTGTGGTGGCTCCGCCAGGTGCCCGTGATGATCGGCGAGCCCGGCGTCGACAAGCCGTACCGGATCGACTTCCAGGTCCAGTACAGGAACGGCGAGGTGGTCGGCGAGGAGATCAAGGGCGTCGAGACGCCGAAGTTCCGGAGGGACAAGAAACTGTGGCGGAAGCGCGGGCCGTTCCCGCTGCACGTGATTCAGGGCAAGAAGGTCGAGGTGATCGAGCCTGAAGGGGTGTGACAGATGGGACTCTCAAAGGTTGCAGAACGCATCAGGAATCGTTTCCGGCGGAAGCCCGACTTCGTCATCGGCGGCGAGGACGACCCGTACATGCTGCGGTGGTACGTCATCCCGCGCAACCGATGGTTCAACATCTACCTCCACAAGTTCCTGCGAGACGACGACGACCGCGCTTTGCACGACCACCCGTGGGTCAGCCTCAGTTTCGCTCTGTCGGGCGAGTACATCGAGCACACGGCTCGGTACACGAAGCGGCGAGGCCGCGGATCTGTCGTCTTCCGCACGGCGACCCACGCCCACCGGATCGAACTGGTCCGCAAGGACGGCGAGCCGGTCCCGGCCTGGACGCTGTTCCTGACCGGGCCGAAGGTTCGCGAATGGGGGTTCCACTGCCCCAGGCGCTGGGTCCCATGGCATGAGTTCGTGTCCGAGACGGACGCGGGGAACACCGGCAAGGGGTGCGGCGAATAGGTCGACGCGATCGAGCCGGGCGGCGACGCCCAGGGGGAGTGATGTGAGCGAGAAAATCGAGGCGTGCCCGTTCGACGGGTCTCCAGGCGAGTTGTATGAGCACAACCTCAAGACTTGCAGCGGACACTACACGGCCGTCGTCCAATGTCCATCGTGCAGCAATGTCTCGGGCGAGCAGGCTTATGGAACAACCCCGGAGGAAGCGAGGAACGAAGCCATTCTGTTCTGGAATCGTCGCGCCAAGCCAGAGCCCGGCCCGGCGACGAAGGCCATCATGGAAATGCTCGGCACCGCCGCTGGCGGGAGGGACGAGCGACTCAGTATCACGATCGAGTGCGGCGGCTACGAGGAATACCTCGGCATCGACATGATCAACGCCTTCCTCCGCGAGCAAGGAGAACCCTCATGAGCCGCCGCGAATGCCCGAATCCGAAGTGCCGGTCGACGGACGTAATCGTGCTGCTGAGCATGCCCGTCGGGATAAACCGCGTGATGTGCCAAAGCTGCCTCATGCTGGGGCCGTCCGGCAAGACCGAGCAGGCGGCCGACGCCGCGTGGAACGCGCTGCCGAGGGAGGAGCCCGGCCATGTCAGCATCCCGATCAAATGCCAATCGTGTGGGAGCACGGAGTTCTCGACGTACAGGCTCAGGTTCGCATGGGAAGACGAGTCCGCGTGGCGGTGGAGGGCCGGCTGCGAGAAGTGCGGGGCGTTCGGCAAGAAGGGTGCGACCGAAGCGGAGGCCCTGGTCGCCTACATGACCAAGGAACTCGAATGACCTACTCCGTCTTCGCCATCCTCTGCCTTCCGAGCGGGTGCGCCTACGTGGGCCGTTCGACGAACCCGGCGGCGTTCTGGAAGACGTGCCGCGGCAACCTGGACCGCCAGGAGCTGCGCAACCAGGACTTGCAGGCGGCGTGGGACTTCCACGGGCCGGCGGCGTTCGTTTTCCGCGTCGTCGCCGAGGGGCTGGACGATCGCGCCTCAGCCGAGCTGGTCGGGCTGGCGATCGACGCGGCGCGGGCCGTCGACCGGTCGTTCAACGCGACGGAAGAGGAGCGCGGGCGGCGGGTGTCCGAGGCAAAGAAGGGCGCGCCGGCCGCCAACAGGCGGCGCGTCGTCGTGGGCCGGTCGGTCTACGCGAGCCTCGGCGACGCGGGGCGGGCGCACGGACTGTCCGCGGCCGCGGTGCACGCGCGGGTCAATTCGGCGCGGTGGGGCGAGTGGCGGTACGCGGCGGAGTGGTGGTGATTCAAGACGAGGGGAGAGCATGGACACGATCAAGATCATCAGCGGTGGCCAGACGGGCGTGGATCAGGCCGCGTTGCGCGCGGCGAAGCGGCTCGGCATCCCGACCGGCGGCACGATGCCTCGGGGCTGGCTGACCGAGGACGGCCCGCGGCCCGACTTCGCCGAGCTGTACGGCATGGTCGAGTGCGAGGCGGAAGGCTACCCGGCCAGGACGGCGCGCAACGTCCGCGACTCCGACGTCACGCTGTGGTACGGGCCGATCGGCTCACGCGGCTACCAGGCGACGCTGAAGGCGGCTCGGTCGCGACAACGGCCGTTCGTTCACATCGACGACGAGTTTCCCGAAGACGTGATCGCCGAGATCAGGCAACAGGTCGGCATTTGGCCTTCGGTCGTCAATTGCGCCGGAAACCGCGAATCGTCGAACCCCGGCGTCGGGGCGAAGGCCGAGGCGTTCTGGCTTGAGCTGTTCGCGGCGTTGAGGGCGGAGTTGGAGAAGGCGAAGGCGTGAGCGAGGCGGATGCGGGGCGAGGTTCCAACACGAGGGGAGGGGGAGAGATGGCAGTCACGATTTACGGCGCGAGCGACGACCTGATCGAGATCGAGGGCGACATCCGTGAAGAATTCAACCACTACTCCAACGAGGACGACGACGCGCGGTTGTTGGGCTTCTCGGACGGAACGCTGCTCCGCGTCGTCTACGACAAAGACGGGATCTGGCGGCTTACCCGCATCGCGGCCGGGTCGGCGCGATTCGAGAAGACCGAAGGCGTGGTCGAGGACGACACGAACGACGTCGTGACGCTTCACGGCGACATCAAGTGGGTTGTATTCGGCGAGGAATACGCAGCGAAGAAGTGAGCGGCGGGACGGGGATCGACTACCGGGGAGGGCAGGGGGATGGAAGCCGAGATGGTGGAGCGGTTGGAGCGGATCGAGTCGCTGCTGGCGTCGCTGGTCGAGCGGCAGACGATCAAGGATTTCTACTCGACCGAGGAGTTCGGCAAGCTGATCGGCAAGACCGAGCTCACCTGCCGCGAGTACTGCCGGCTGGGCCGGCTGCGCGCGGTCAAGAAAACGACGGGCAGGGGGAAGCATCCCGCGTGGGCCATCCCGCACGAGGAGCTCCTGCGATACCAGCGGCACGGGCTCTTGCCGGACACTCGGCGTCAGTCGTACACCGCCGAGACGGCCTGAGTCTTGAATTGCGGCGTCAGGTGCCTGTACCGGCGCCGCATTTCTTCCGACACGTGGCCGAGCATGTCGTCGATGACGCGCTGGTCGACCCCGGCCGCGGCCAGGCACGACGCCACGGAATGGCGGAAGACGTGCAGTCCCTTGACGACCGACCATTTCGTCCCGGCGAGCGTCCGGTTGAAATGGTCGCGGAGCTCGTTGACGGTCAGCGGCGTCGGCGGGAGCGGGACGCGCCTCGTCTTGACCGACGCCATCCTTTCCTTGTCCGTCGTCGGCCGGCCCTCGCCGTTCTGGTGGCCGGTCGTGCGGCTCCGCTTCTTGCTGTGCGGGACGAACCCCGACTGGCAGAACAGGTGCGATCCGCCGGGGTGCTGGGCCAGCCACTCCGCCAGGGCCGCGCGCAGGGTGTTCGTCATCGGCGAGCGCCGGGTCGACCGCTTGCCCTTCACCCGCTTCTTCTCGCGGAACGTGATCGCGCCGCCCGCGAGGTCGACGTCCGACACGGTCATCCGCACGAGCTCGCTCCGCCGCGCCCCGGTGTGCGCCGCCACGCAGACGAGGGGATAGATCCAGGGGTAGAGGGCGTTGGCCTTCACGAGCTCGAGGACTTCGGCCGTCTCGTCCGGCCGGAGGTAGAGCGCCTTCCATGCGGCGTCGAGCTCGTCCTCGGACATCCCGCCGGCCGCCGCCTTCCTCTCGATCTCCTCGCGCGTCTGGAACGGGGGGAGCTCGTCGTCCTTGGGGTAGTGCAGGCCCTTGTTCGGATAGTCGCCCGCCAGCAGCCCACCGAGCACCGCCCACGACCACGCGGTGCGCAGCGTCGTGATCTCCTTTCGGATCGTCTCGGCCGACACCTTGGCCTTCGCCCGCCTGTTGACGTGTCGCTGGAGGTCGCCCAGCTTGAGCGTCGTCAGCGGGAAATTCTCGCCGAGGGTCCTGGCCAGGTGGCGGAAGTGGACGGCCGTCGTCTTCTGGGTCGACGCCTCCCGAGCTCCGGCCCGCGCCGCGGCGAACTCGTCGCGGAGCGAGGCGAGCGTGGCCCGCTTGGCAACGGGCTTGGCAACACCTTTCGCGGGCGGCTTGCCGTCGAACTGGATGAACTCGACGACCCCGACGCCCTCGGGGAGCTCGATCAGCCCCTGCTTGAGGCGCAGCAGGAGATAGTCGACGTGGGCGGCCTTGGCCTGCGCCTCTTGCTCGCCGACCTTGCCGATCGGGACGAAGTACTGCTTCCCTTCGTGGCGGAAGATGACGCGGTAGACGCCTTTCCGCTCCTGGATGCTCGCCACGGCGTCACCCCTGCGCCGCGTTGGTCCTGTTGCCAGATTGTTGCCAACCGGGTTGGACGCGACTTGGCGGTTTTTCGTAAGTAGTGCCGGAGACAGGACTTGAACCTGCACGCGCATGGTTAGCGCACTAGCCCCTCAAGCTAGCGCCGGATCTCCAGCCCCGCCCAGGCGCCGCGCAGGATTTACCCCAAAAACACGGGGGAATCGCGGCGTTTCACGCTGGGATTGCGGGGCGGCATCATAGCCGCGCAGGCGTGGCGGCACCAGCCCTGTTGCCAGATTGTTGCCAAGGTCTTCCACCCGCGTCAGGTACCCAAAAAACCCCGTGTTTCAAGCCACTAAACGGCATATTCACATAAAACCTCGGGGTGAAATACGCATGGGATGGTATACTCGGGGACAGGCGGTGGGAGGACCGTGACGACCCCGGGAGGCGGCCCATGCGAGTGCGACGCAAGCACCCAATGCAGGAAGACGCCCGCTACCTCGAACTCCGCCGCCTGGGGAAGACGATCGAGACGATCTCCTGGCTGTGCGGCGTGAGCACCCGGACGGTCCGCAAGGGCATCCAGGCCGCCGCGGATCGGCAGCGAAGGGCGATCGAGTCCGTCACGCCGACGCCGCTCCGCGAGCCGAGTTTCATCCGCGAGATGGTTCCGCTCTTCCCGGTCGGCCCCTACACCCGCACCTCGCCTTGCGCCCACATCGGCCCGATTCCCAAGGGCTCCAAGTTCGTCTGCATGGCGCCCGACTGCCACCAATCGGGCATGGACCACCACCCCGCCTTGCAGCGCAGCCCGGCGACCGACCCGACGCCCGCCCCCAAGCCGCCCGAGAAGCCGTCCCTCCCCGAGCGCGTCCAGGACCCGAAGCGCAAGTCGGAGCAGTGGGCTCCGTACGCCAAGCGATCGAGCAAGCAGCGGCGCCAGACCGCCGCGTGAGGACCCTATGACGTTCGACGAGCAGAAGGCGGCTATCGAGAACGAGACGGCCGCCCTGAAGGTGCGCGCCGACGCCGAGACGGCCCGAGCGGACGCCGAGAAGGCGAGGGCCGACGAGGCGGAAAAAAAGTTGCAAGAGTCCCAGGCGTCGTTAGATGGCTTTTCGACGTGGATGGGCCAGCACCTGGCGGCACTCCAGGGGATTCGCAAGCCGTGAGCGACACACCGACCAATCCGCCGGCCCCAGCCCCAGCCCCGGTTACGCCCGCGCAGAGCGTCGGCAAATGGATCTGGGATCAGGCCAGGACTTTCGCCATCGGCTTCCTGGCGGCCATGATTATGGGCGGCCAGATCCACATCCCGACGCCGACGCCTCCCGCGCCGGTCCCGGTGCCGGTGCCCGTTCCGCCCACCCCGACTCCGACGCCGGTTCCCGTTCCGGTCGTGGCCGACTTTTTTCGAGTCGGGCAGGCCTACGGAAAGGCCCTCGCCGGCGCGTACGGAGACGCGTGGGACGCGAATTTTCAGGTCCAGCCCGGCGACGACCTGGACGCCAAACTCGCTGCCGTCAAGTCTGCTTGGGACGGCGCCCGAACCGCCGCGTTTGGTGCGACCGTCGCCCCAGAGTTCGACAAGCTCGCCCCCAACCGCAAGGCCGTCGACCAGCCCACCGCCGACGCGTTGAACAAGGCGCGCGCCGACTTCACGCGCGGCCTCCGCACCCCGGGATGACCGACCCAGCATGAGCACGTTCGACCCCCAGAGCCTTTGCGGCTGGATCGACGATCCCAACCGCCACGTCCTCGCCGCGGAGTTCCCTGACTTCGCGCGCGCCGCGCCCCTCTGCATGGCCGCGCCCGACGACGGCAAGCCGGTCCTGCTGTACAAGGCGTTCCGCGACGTCCTCGGCAAAGACCCGGACTACCCCGGCCAGCAGATCGGCGACTGCGTGTCGTTCGGCCACGGGCACGGCAACGACATGCTCCAGTGCGTGGAGATCGCGCTCGGCGAGGCCAGCGAGTTCCGCGAGACCGACACCGAGTTCATCTACGCGACGTCGCGCGAGGTCGCGGGCATCCTGAGCCGCCGCGACGGCTCGTACGGCTCGGCCGCGGTCCAGGCGATGACCACGATCGGCGTCGTCTCCCGCGAGATGCTGGGGACCGACGGCGCGTACAGCGGCCAGCGGGCGAAGTCGTGGGGCCTCACCGGCGCGCCGGCCGACGTCAAGGCGAAGGCCGCCGCCTACAAGCTCGGCGGGGCCGCCAAGGTCTCGACCTGGGACGAGCTGACGGCGGCGGTCCGCAACGGCTACCCGGTCACGATCTGCTCGAACCAGGGCTTTACGCTCGAGCGCGACGACCAGGGCTTCTGCCGCGCGCGGGGGAGTTGGGGCCACTGCATGGTGATCGGCGGCGTCCGGTTCGATCGCCCCGGCGCGTGCATCCTCCAGAGCTGGGGGCCGGAGACGCCTTCCGGCCCGCTCGCCCTCGATCAGCCGACGTTCAGCTTCTGGGCCGACCGCGCGGTGGTCGAGCGCATCCTCGCCGCCGACGACTCGTGGGCGCTCAGCAAGGCCGCAGCCTTCGTCCAGCGCCAGCTCCCTCCGTCCTGGTCGTGGTCCGTCGCCGCGTGAGGCCGACATGCACTTCCCGATCAACCTGAATCTGAACGTCAACTTCACGCTCCGCCTTTCGAACCAAGCGAAGGAGTTCATCGTGTCCCAGCTCTCCGACCTCACCAACGAGGCGAAGGCCGCCATCGCCGACATGAAGCAGCGCATCGCCGAGGACTTCGACGCCCTCCGCGCCAAGATCGACCAGGGCACCATCACCCAGGCCGAGTTGGACGACTTCCGCACCAGCGTCATCGGCGAACTCAAGGCCGTCGACCCCGACCCGAGCAACCCGCCGGCCCCCGCCCCCGAGCCGGCCCCGGAACCTGCGCCCGAGAACCCGACCGCCTGACAGGAGCCCATCGTGCCCACGAACCCTCCGCTCCAGGCCTTCCCGACGACCTTCCCGGCCGACGCGGCTGCGAAGATCGGGCAGGCGATCCTCTCGAAGTCGTTCGGCAAGGACCTGATCGAGCCGATCTACGACCTCTCCGGCTATTTCCTCGGCCTGATCTTCGGGTCGACCACGCCGTTCCCCAAGCCGGCCTTGTCGTTCGCCGCGACCTACGGCGACGACGACGCGGCGTACGCGCAGGTCGGCCACATGCTGGTCGGCGCGGCGAACGCCCACCAGGTCGGCGTCGCGCCGAGCGCGTCCGACCGCGACAGGGTGTCGGCCGGCCTCGTCAGCCAGGCCCAGGCCGACGAACTGCGTCTGGCGCAGGTGATCGAGTCGTTGCCAGCTCCGCTCATCGTTCAGGTGCTCCGCAGTATCGAGGCGGCGATCAAGGACTCGGAGCAGCCCGCGCCGGCCGAGTAACGCCCCCGCGGGGCGTCGGATGCATCTCCCCAGCGTCCCCGCCCGTACCGAAGGACTCGCGATGCACGGCCGATTCGATCACCCGTTCGCCTGGGCCTTCGCCGGCTTCGGCACGTTCTACAGCTTCCTGGTGTCCCTCAGCCACAGCCTGGCGAGCCACGCCCCGAACGCCCAGTACACGCTCTTCGCCACGGTCGACGACGCGACGGTGAGATCATGGGCGGGGACCGGCGTCGCCGTCATGGCCATGGCTTCGCCGGGGATCATCAAGCTCGCGTCGGCCCTCTTCAAGGCGTTCTTCGACATCAAGCAGACGGCCGGAAGCGCCGAGATGGACACGTTGTCCGACAAGCTCGGCGATCAGGTGACGCGGCGGAAGGAAGCCGAGTTCGACCTCGGCGTCACGCAGAAGGATCTCAAGGCCGCACTCAAGAAGATCAAGGACCTCGAGGCGAAACTCGAGGCCACAGAGAAGAAGCTCGAAGGCTCCGAAGCCCACTCCGCGAAGCAGGACGAAGAGATCCGCGACAACCGCCACAAGCTCAGGAACTTCGAGCAGGATCTGGCCTGGCAGAAGATTGCGACCCAGAAGACCGAGAAGGTGGCGAAGAACGCCGAGAACCTCGCGGCCGACCAGACGGCCAAGGTCGACGAGCACGACCAGCGGATCAAGACGCTGGAGCACGTCACGGGCAGCAGCGACGAGATACCGACGGGGTGAAGCGTGTATCAGTTCATCAGGGTTAAACAGGGTAATCGCTGCGTGATGGTCAACAGTCGGCACATCGTGTTCATTTGCGACACCGAGCATCGCCATGGCGAGAACTCGATGATACGGCTGAGCGACGGCTCCGATCTCTACTGCGAAGAGACCGCCGCGAGGCTCAAAGAGAAGCTCGGCGTCGCGATCCTCCATGACTAAGCTCACCCCGCAACGCGCCTGGGACTGCCTGCTCGTGATCGGCGGCCTGGTCGTACTGCTGGCGTGGATCAATCGTTGAGACACCTTTTCCCGGCCCCCTGAACGCGGGGGCCGGCGTCCCGCCGAATCGGCCGCTCGCGGCGAGGGCGAATAGAAGCGGCCGGCGAAGGCCAAAGCCAGACCCCGGCGACGCAAGAGGTTTCACGCGGATCGTCGCCAAGGCCCCATCGGGTGGGGAGCCCGAGCAAGACACCGGAGGGGAGCATGCTCGACGAGACGATGGTCGACCAACCCAAGCCGCGACCCGTGGCCTGCAACAACTGCGGGGCCGCCACCGACCACTATCGGAAGCTCTGCGTCTACTGCGAGAGCAAGCTGGCGAAGCGGCCTGACCCGGCTGTCGACGCTCCCCGCCCGTCGGGCCGGCTTCGCGTCGGCGCGGAACACATGGCGATCCTCGGGATCGTCGGAGCCTGGTGCGGCAGTCGCATGCCGCTGGTCTCGCAGGGACGACCTCGATACAGGCGGATGGGCCGATGAAGACCTTCTTCAACTGGATCAAGTCGCTCTACCTGTCCCGCGCCGAACTCTACGAGATCATCGAGCGGCAGCAGGTGCTCATCCTGAAGCTGGACCGCGAGAACCACGAACAGAAGGTGTTGCTCCACCGCCTCGACGAAGAGAACGACGCGCTGCTGGACCTGATCGCGCACGCCGAACCGTGGAACGAGGACTGAGGCCGATCATGCTCGACAAGCTCCGGGAAACGATCGGCACGTGGCTCGCCGTGCAGCTCGCGCCGTACATCGTGAAGCCGCCCGAGCCGGCCGCGGAAGCCGAGCCCAAGCCCTACGTCGACCCGGAGAAGGCGGCGTTGATGGAGCAATGCCAGAAGCTGGAGACCTCGAACAAGCTGTTCGAAGCCCAGACCGAGATGTTCAAGGCGGCGCACGTCGTCGACACCAAAGAGATCGGCGAACTGAAGGCCCAGCGAAACAACCTCGTGGCGACCAACGCTGAATTGACGAGGACGCTCGCGATAGCCAAATCCAAGGCGGACCAGGACGCCGCGCGGATCGCCGACCTGGAGCACGTGGTCGAGGCCGTGCGGACGGCGGTGAAGGGCTGACATCGAACCAACCTCGCGGGCCGACACCAACTCGCGTATCGAGTTGCGAAGCGAACAGACCGGCCCGCGAGGCTTTGAGAAACAGGGTCCGTGGTGGCCGAGGCGACGGCTTCGTGCTGGGTTCGAATCCCAGGCCCTGTCATCGCATCCCGTAAGCCGTGAGTGGGGATGCGTCGTCCTGCCAAGAACGGGCTGGAAGTGACTAGCCGGCCTGGGGCGTCAACCACGGTCACCTCGAACACTCGGCCGCGCCGCTTGCGATTCGAGACGTAGGCGGCGCGGTCGTCTGCTCTTTCCCAATCCAACGCCATGCCCCAGCACCGCACGGTCCGTAAGGTTTGCTTCCTCGAAGCGATCCGGTTCATGCAGTCGCGGACGCCGGTCGGCTACGTATCGAACCGCTACCCCGAAGACGTGGTCGAGTTCACGGACGGATCGCGGGTGCAGTGCGAATCGGCTTGGGAGTATGAGGTCACCGATCAGTTCGGCCCGGAGGTTACCGGCATGAGTGCCGTCTTCTACATCTCCGAGCCAGCCGAGACCCCGGATTGAGGAGGCACCGACTCATGCCCGACGTCGAGCCGCTCGAGGAACGCGTGAGCCCGTCCCCGGCCATCTCGGACCCGACCGCGCCGCGCCCGCCGGTGGACCCGTCGCCGCCCGTCCCTCCGCCTCCCGCGCCCGAGCCGAGCCCGGGGCCGTACCCCGGCGACGACCCGCCGATCGTGTATCCGCCGCCGCCGGACGGCGGACCCGTGGGACCTGCTTAAGCGAATCCAGGAGAAGCCGAGCATGTACATCGTCCACGCCAAGGCGTCGTCCCGCGAAGATCGATTGAACCCCAGCATCACCGTCACGACGCACGGCGGCGAGGGGCGAGAGGTTCAGGCGTGGACGAAGCAAGCGGCTCATCAGTTTGTGAACGACCTCGCCGACCTCGGCATCCTTTCGGAACGCGTTGCTCCTCGCCGAGACGTGTCCGCCAGCGAACTCGAGGCGCAAATCGAGAAATACGAGAAGCGGCACGACGAAGATCAAACCTACATCTCGCACCTTGAGGCCATCATCGGGAGGCTGCTCTCTTGGGAGTCACGCTGAACGCCCACATCTATGCCGCTGCGGCCCCCGAGGACCTTCCCCGCGATGAGCGGATGGACGGCTCGACGCTCTCGTTTAGGACGCTGGAGCACAACCAGCACTGCACTCCACTCGCCATCGAAGTAACGGACGCGGAAGGGCGAAAGCTCTTGTACGTGCCCGTCCGCGTGGAAGGCCGCATCGTGGACAGCAGGGGGTTCACCGTGGCGGGAAGTGCCGATGAACTCGCCGCAAGGGTGGCCGACATCGCAAGCGGGTCGTGACTATGCTCATCCTGACCCGATCGCCCGTGGGGCCTGCGTGATGTACTTCTTCCTCGGATTCATGGTCGGCTCGTTCCTGATGCGTCTCGAGCGCGACTGGCATTACCAGAAGCGGACGGACGAACTGGAGCGGGTGCACGAGAAGCGATTGAAGATGGAACTATCCACGTCCAACGGGACGCTCGAGCCCGCCTGGGACGAGGAAGACGAGAAGAACTGGACGGTGGACGGCTGATGCGGTCTGGCTGCATTGGGCTGTGGCGTGGAGATGAGTGATGGACCAGGGCGACAACCTGCCCAAGGTCGGGCGGCCGCTCGCCGACATCGACGTCGAGAAACTTCGCCAGATGGCGAGGATGGGCTGCTCTCAATCCGAGATCGCGCAGTTCTTCCGCGTCGACCGCTCGACGATAAGCCGGCGTTTTGCAACGGAATACGAGCAAGCTCGCGCCGAGTGCAAAATCTTCATCCGCCGGAACCAGATGAAGCGCGCCGAGGAGGGCTCCGACGCGATGCTGATCCACCTGGGAAAGCATCTCCTCGGTCAGAGGGAAAAGTCCAAGGTCGCCGTGAAGGCCGGGGTGGTCGGAATAGACGGCGCCCCGGTCGTGCCGAGCAGCATCCGGGTCGAGTTCGTGAACGCGACGGAAGGCTCCGATCAAGATCCAACTGCCTAGCAAGCTGCAAGCCGTCTTCGACGGGCCTGCCCGCTACCGTGGCGCGTACGGCGGCCGGGGCAGCGCTAAGAGCCGGTCGTTCGCGGCGATGCTGCTGGTCGACGGCATGCGGGAGCCCGGACCCATCCTCTGCGCCCGCGAACTCCAGACCAGCCTCAAGGACTCGGTCCACGCCGAACTGTGCGGCCTGGTGGACGACCTAGGCCTGGGCGGGGTCTACGAATACGGCCGGGAGTACCTTCGGACCAGGCCAGGCTACTTCCCCGGCGGCGCGCAGACCGAGTTCGTGTACAGCGGGCTCCGCCACAACTCGCAGGGGATCAAGTCCAAGTCGCGGTTCCGCAGGTGCTGGGTCGAGGAGGCCGAGTACGTCAGTGAACAGTCGTGGAAAGACCTCGTCCCGACCATCCGCCTGCCGGGCTCGGAAATCTGGCTGACCTGGAACCCCGAGGCCAAGGGGAGCGCGACGGACAAACGCTTCATCGAGTCGCCCCCCGCCGACGCCCGGATCGTCGAGGTCAACTGGCGAGACAACCCGTGGTTCCCGGCGGTTCTCGACCAGGAGCGCCGCAACGACCTGAGGCGAGACCCGGACTCGTACCAGCACATCTGGGAAGGCAAGTACGCGACCCGCAGCGACGCGCAGGTCATGCACGGCAAGTGGGCCGTCGAGGAGTTCGCACCGAACGTCGACGCGGAAAAGGGGCCTGTCTGGAGCGGGCCGTACGACGGGGCGGACTGGGGATTCGCGACCGACCCGACCGTCCGCGTCCGCTGCTGGATCTTCGACTCCAAGCTCTACGTCGAGCGGGAAGTCTACGGCAGGCAGACGGAATTGCTCGACCTGCCGGACCTGTTCGACCGCTTCCCAGACTCGCGCAAGGTGCGAATCCGGGCCGACTCCGCGAGGCCGGAGACGATCAGCTACATGAAGGGCCAGGGCTTCTCTATCGAGGGCGCGGCCAAGTGGCCGGGCTCCGTCGAGGACGGGATCGCCCACCTTCGCGGGGCCTACGACCGCGTCGTCGTCCACCCCCGATGCGTCCGCACGGCCGAGGAGATGCGGCTCTACAGCTACAAGGTCGACCGCCTGACCGGCGATGTGCTGGCGGACGTGGTCGACAAGCATAACCACTGCATCGACGCGATCCGCTACGCCTTGCAGCCGCTCATCAAGAAGCCCGGGACCTCAACTTCCGCCCCGCTCTGGATGTGACCGACTGATGCCCGACAGCCCCAACGAGACCGGGAACGACGTCTCCGCGAAGTCCCACGCGGTTTGCTGCATGCAGCCGACGTGGGAACTCGTCTCCGACCTCATGGACGGCACGCGCGCCATGCGCGAGGCCGGCGTGCGCCATCTGCCGCAATGGCCGGGCGAGGACGCGCTCTCCTACGCATGCCGCCTCCGGACCGCCACGCTGTTCCCCGCCTACCAGCGGACGGTGTCGATCCTCACCGGCAAGCCGTTCTCGAAGCCGATCACGATCGGCGACGACGTGCCGGCGCGCATCGAGACCTGGCTGGACGACGTCGACCAGGAGGGCCGCAACCTGAACGCGTTCGCGGCCGAGGTGTGCGCCGAGGCCCTGGCGTACGGGCTGTGCGGAATCCTGGTGGACTGCCCGCCTTCCGCCGGCGCGAAGACCGTCGAGGACGAGAAGAGGGCCGGCGTGCGGCCCTACTTCGTCCACGTCAAGCACGACGCGATCCTGGGGTGGCGCGCGGAGAAGCAGGGCTCCAGCATGGCGCTCACGCAACTCCGGCTGATGGAGTGCGTCGAGGAGCCGGACGGCCAGTTCGGCACGAAGCAGGTCGACCAGGTCCGGGTGCTGGAGCCCGGCCTGTGGAAGACCTACCGCAAGGCCAAGGACGAGTCCGGCGTCGAGAAGTGGCAGCTCTACCAAGAGGGCGCGACCAGCATCGACGTCATCCCGTTCGCGCCGGTCTACGGGGCTCGTCGGGGACACATGCACGGCGTCCCGCCCATGGTCGATTTGGCGTACATGAACGTCGAGCACTGGCAGAGCAAGAGCGACCAGCAGACCCTCCTCCACTTCGCGCGCGTGCCGATCCTGTTCGGCAAAGATATGGGCGATACCAGCCTGACGTTCGGCGCCGGGACGATGATCAGCGCGACGTCGAAGGACGCGGATCTGAAGTTCGTCGAGCACAGCGGATCGGCGATCGAGGCGGGCCGGGCGTCGCTGCTCGACCTCGAAGATCAGATGAGGCAGATCGGCGCGGAACTGCTGGTCATCAAGCCCGGCAACACGACCGAGGTGCAGACCCGGCAGGACAACGAGCCGGCCATGTGCGACCTCCAGAGGATCATGCAGGCCCTCGAGGACGCCCTCGACCTCGCGCTCGATTTCATGGCGCAGTTCGCGGGCGAGGCGGCCGGCGGCCACGTCGCGATCTACAGCGACTTCGGCGTGGCCACGCTGGCCGAGGCGTCGGCCCAGCTCCTGGCCCAGATGCAGACGGACGGGGCGCTTTCGCACACGACGCTCCTCAACGAGCTGAAGCGGCGCGGCGTGCTCTCCGCCGAGGTGGACGTGGACGCCGAGGTCAAGGCTTCGGCCGCCGAGCGCCAGACGCTCCAGGACGCGGCGGCCGCGCGAGAGCAGGCCATGCTCAGGGCCGCACAAGACCACGCCTACCCACCTCCGCAGGATCACAACCCTCCGTTCGGGGGGCAGTAGCCGCCGCCGTGGACGCGGCGCGGCGTGACCGGGGCCGGACGGCCTTTCCCAGTTTCGGGCGGAAGCCCAAGGACAGCGAATCGTGAAGCTCAAGACCATCGAACTGAACGGCGCGACGTATGCCGAGGTCCGGGACGGCAAGCCCGTCTACGAGGCCGAGGACGGCAAGGAGGTCGCGTTCGACGCGGCCCACACCGGCGCGACCATCAAGCGGCTCAACGCCGAGAACAAACTGCATCGCGAGGCCAAGGAGGCGGCCGAGGCCAAGCTCCAGGCGTTCGCGGACCTCGACCCGGAGTCGGCGCGCAAGGCGCTGGAGACCGTCGGCAACCTCGACGCCAAGAAGCTGATCGACGCGGGCGAGGTCGAGAAGGTCAAGCGCGAGGCCAAGGAGGCGTATGACCGGCAGTTCGAGGCCGTGCACAAGCCGATCCTGGTCGAGCGCGACGACCTCCGCACCCAGCTCCACGGCGAGCGGCTCGGCACGGCGTTCGGCCGGAGCAAGTACATCGCCGAGAAGCTGGCCGTGCCGGTGGACTTCGTCCAGGCCCGGTTCGGCGGGCACTTCGCGGTGGGCGACGACGGCAAGATCCACGCCAAGGGGCCGGACGGCAACCCGATCTACAGCCGGGCCAACCCGGGCGAGGAGGCCGACTTCGACGAGGCGATGGAGCATCTCGTGGAAGCCTACCCCTACCGCGACAGCATCCTCAAGGGCACGGGCGCTTCGGGCGGCGGGGCCGGCGGAAGCCGATCCGCCGACGGCAAGCGGACGATCACCCGCGCCCAGTTCGGCCAGATGAGCCCGGGCGACCAGGCAACGGTCGCCCGCGACAAGGGCGTCTCGATCGTCGACTGACCAGACAGGGGCGGATGCCCCAAACCCGGCGCTCGACGGCGTCGGAGCCACCCGCCGGATGGCGGACCGCGTCTCGCAACAATCCGCATCCCGCCATTCCGCGGGTCGTAACGCATAGGAGTAGCCCACCGTGGCCAACACGCTGACGAGCCTGATCCCGACCATTTTCGAGGCCCTGGACGTCGTCTCCCGCGAGATGGTGGGGTTCATCCCCGCCGTCACGCACAACTCGTCCGCCGAGCGAGCGGCGCTGAACCAGCAGATCCTCGTGCCGGTCACCACGCCCACCACGCTGGTCGACAACACGCCGGGCGTGACCTCGCCCGACAGCGGCGACCACACGGTCGGCAACGTGCCGATGCAGATCACCAAGAGCAAGAGCTACCCGATCCGCTGGAACGGCGAGCAGCAACTCGGCGTGCGCGGCGCCGGCACCTACGAGAACATCCTCGGCAACCAGTTCCAGCAGGCGTTCCGCACGCTGGTCAACCAGGTCGAGGCCGACGTCTTCGCCGCCGCCTACCAGGGCGCTTCCCGCGCCTACGGCACGGCGGGCACCACGCCGTTCGGGACGTCGACCGACCTCTCGGACGCCGCCCAGCTCCGCAAGATCCTCGACGACAACGGTGCGCCCCAGAGCGACCTGCACTTGGTGCTCGGCTCCTCGGCCGTGGCCAACCTGCGCGGCAAGCAGACGATCCTCCTGAAGTCCAACGAGGCTGGGACCGACGCGTTCCGCCGCACCGGCGCGATCGCCGAGATTCCGCTCGACGGGTTCATGCTGCACAACTCGAACGCCGTCCAGCAGGTCACCAAGGGCACCGGCGCCTCGTACGTCACGTCGGGCTCGACCGCCGTCGGCGTCAACACCATCGCCCTTGTGACCGGCACCGGAACGGTCAACGCGGGCGATGTCGTCACCTTCGCGGCCGACTCGAACAACAAGTACGTCGTGAACGTCGGCGTCTCCGCGCCGGGCACGATCACCATCGGGCCTCCGGGCGCGATGGCCACCATCCCGACCGCCAACGCCCTGACCGTGGGCAACAGCTACACGCCGAACGTCGGCTTCGCCCGATCGGCCATCCAGCTCATCACGCGAGCCCCGGCCCGCCCGGTCGACCCCAACGGCCGGCCGACGGACGCCGCCGAAGACGTGATGATCGTCACCGACCCGGTCTCCGGCCTCTCGTTCGAGGTGGCGGTCTACCCCCAGTTCAAGCAGGTGCTGTTCCTGGTCGGACTCGCCTGGGGCTGTGCGGTCATCAAGCCCAACCACATCGCAACCCTGATCGGCTAATCTTCGCCGGACCTGCCGTCGCTCGTCCGCCTGCCACCCGGGCGGGCGGCGGCGGGTTTTCCCTTCCGACGGAGGGCCGACATGCTCGAATTCCGCAGACGCAAGGGCGTCGCCGGCAAGACGGAAACCGTCGTGATCCAGGCCGAGAATCCGCTCGGCGGCTTCACGCCCGCGCTCAACGTCTATGACGGGTCGGAATCGCTCGAATGCGACCTCTGGCCGGGCGACGATCGGTCCGTCACGGCCTCGCTGCCGATGACGTGGAACGACGCGCCCAACGCGCTCGTCGACATCGCCTTCCCGCTCGACGTGATGACGGCGCTCGACGTCACGTGGTACAGCGGCATGGGCAAGCTGGCCGACGGCTCCGCCGACCTGATCGAATTCCGCCTCGAGGTCACGCCCGGCCCCGGCTCGGCGTCGGCCCCGGCCGCCTACCACACCTACAAGGACCTGACCGACGAACTTCCGTGGATCGGCAAGCTCGCCGACCTGCTCCAGGACCAGAGCGGGTTCGCCGAGGTCGCGGCCCTGGCCCGCAAGTGGATCGACGCCGCGATCCTCCGCGTCGTGCCCGACCAGGACTGGAGCCGGCTCGCGTGCGGCTGGGGCCGGGGCTACGGCACGTGGGGCGCGGGTTCCGGGTACTACGGGTACTACGGATCGACAGGCCAGGCCCAGGACCCGATCATCGCCGCCGCGCTCGACGCCAATCAGCTCATGCTCACGACCGCCACCGGGCACCGGTTCGTCGAGGCCTCGGTCTATTACACGCTCGGCAGGATTCTCAAGCGGGCGGCCGGCATGCAGCAGACCCAGGATCTGATCGGCATGGGCGACGACTACATGAAGCAGGCCGAGAAGAAGCTGATGTCGTGCAAGGCCGAGATCGACACGAACGGCGACGGCGTGGCCGAGTACGTCTTCCCGCTCAACCGGACCATCGTGAGGCGAGCATGATCGACGGGCTTCCCCAGGGCGTCCGCTCGCAGGTCTACAGGCGGATCGTCGAGCAGCTCAAGACCGACCCGACCCTCGCCAACGTCATCAAGGTCTGGGACGTCAACCTGTGCGAGCCCTCCCCGCAGAGCGTCGTGACCGCAAGCCCGATCCTCCGCCTGACGCCCCTGCTCGGGCCGGTCGGCTGGTACTCGCCGGACGCGCAGTTCGGACCGCTCCAGATCCGTTACGAAATCGGCGTCCAGACGAACGACGTCAACGATCTGCTGGACATCCAGGAAGTGGTCGAGCGGGCGATCTACCCGTTCAACGATCGCGCGAAGCAGCTCGCGTTCGAAAAGGCCCTGGTCGATCTGAAGGCCGAGACCGGCCAGATCACGTTCAGCCAGCCCGCGTCGGTCCAGAGGGAAGAGAACGGCTCCTTCTACTGCGTCGGCATGATGCAGATCGACGTCATCCGCCCCTTCAACCCGTAGGACACGCCCATGCCCGCACGTGAATATCTGATGCTCGTCCGGGAGTCGTCCTACGGCGTCCCGATGGCCGCCCCGGTCAAGGGGACGGACCTGTTCTACCTGCGGTTGAGCGGGTCGAACTTCTTCAGCGTCCAGGCCAAGCCGATCATCCAGAAAATCCCTTACGGAGGCGGCAGGGCGATCTCGGCTTGTGCTATCAGCGACCAGGTCCTGGTGACCGGGACGCTCCAGGGCGAGCTGTACGCCGGGGCCTACGCCAAGTTCCTGATGGACTGGGCGTTGACGCCGATCAACACGGGCCGCACCGCACCCTGGACGACGACCGACGCCGCCAAGGTCATGCCGGTCGGCGACCTGGCTTCGATGTCGGCCTACCACGCCTACGAGCTGGACGACAGCACGTTCAAGGTGCGGCGGTACGCCGGCGCCAAGGTCCACTCCGGGGCGGTTACGGCCTCGACGCAGGACCGCATCGTGAAGTTCAACCTCAACATCCAGGCCATCCGCGACGACCTCAACGCGGCGGGCGCGACCACGCCGCCGGACGACACCGAGTTCCCGGCGCCGGCGGATACCGACTATCCCTGCGGCCCGTACCTGCTCTCGCACACCACGGGCAAGCTCAAGATCGCGGTGGCCCGGTCGCTCTACAGCTCGATCGGGTTCAAGTGGCAGAACACGATGGACCCGCGGTTTTTCGAGTCGAAGTACCTGCTCTCCGACCGGCTCTGCGGGCGGGACTCGTCGCTCGACGTCGAGATGTACCTCAAGGCCACGCCGGACGACGAGGCGTCCTACAAGGCCCTGACGGCGCTCGATTCGGAACTCACCTTCGACAACGGGACGAACACGCTCAAGATCGACATGAACACGGTCAATCGCTGGGCTGACCTGACCCGGGACCTGCCGATCGGCGCGTCCTACGGCTGGAAGGGCAGCCTCCAGAACTACTGGGACCCGTCGGTCGCGAACGACATCACGGTGAGCGGGACATGAGCGGACCCCAGCGGGTGGTAGACTATTACCGTCGGATCGACGACGAGGCCGAACGGTACAGGGACAAGCAAATGGACGAGCCGAAGCGCGACGAGGGCGAAGAACAGGCCTGCATCATGGAAGAGCTGGACGGGCTCCAGCAGTTCGCTCACTCCGATCCCATCATCCCTCGCGGCACGTACATGGTGGACACCTGCCACTACTGCAAGGGCGACAACGCCCGCAGCCAGGACGTCCAGCACAAGCCGAGTTGCATCTGGGTCGAGGCGAATAAGTTCCTCAATTGGCAGCCACCTACTTCATCCTGAAAGCCGGCATCGCCCCGCCCGGCCTGTCCAAAGAGCCGCCCGCGGTCCGTCTCATGTTCTGGCAGTGGGTCGTGGAGGCGGGCCTGAAGCGGAAGGACTGGGAGCTTGCCCGCGGCCTCAACGCCAAGGGCGAGCCTCTTGCGGCCGTGAGGGCGGCGACGGCGAAGCACCGCACGTCGGCGATGACGCCCTCGGGCAAGGGCGATCCGCGCGCGCCGTACCTCATGCCCGGCCGGGGGCTGTCCCGGACCCGTTCACTCCTCGCGGGGAAGGCCCATGCCGACTACGCCGAATTCTTCTGGCGGTACGATCCTCACACCGGAGACCAGTGGGGTAAGATCCTCGCTGTACACGCCGCGCGAGGCGAAGCTTACAACGTGGTTGGACTCTCTCCCGCCGGAATCGCAGCGGTGGCTCTCCAGGCCCAGAAGCGATGGCGGCAATGGCTTGCGTCGAGCGCCGCTCTGCTCGCACCAGCTCGCGCAGGCTCTGCAGCGAGTGCACAGCAACCTCCCGCAGCTCTTCGAAGCCCTATCGGCTCGACCAACCTCGCCCACGCCACCTTCGGCATAGGCGCCACGAAGGACCAGGCCCAGAAGGCCATCGACGAGGGCCGCTCAAGCGGCTTCATGACGGCGGCCGACTGGCTGAAGCACTGGCGAAGCAAGGCCGGGCCGGTCAGCAACCCCAACGCGTCGCCCAGCGTCCAGCGGGGCAGCTCGAACGTCATCCTCCAGCACATCCAGAGGCGGCCGTTTATGACCCAGGCGGCGTTCGAACAGGCGATCTCCAACCTCGTGGCGTCCGTCGAGGCCGGCTACACCGTGGCCCAGGTCGAGGCGATCGTCGGCGAGCTGTTCGAGCCGGCGCTGGCCGAGGCGGTGCGGCGCGGGCTGATCGTGATCAGCAGGGACGCGAGTGGGACGCCCAGACTGAAGGTGGTTCGATGAGCACGAACCTCGCGGGCCTCGATCGGCTCGTGAATCGCCTGACGATGCTCCAAAGCCCCGACGCCGTTCCGCTTATGCAGACTTGGATGCAGGTGATCCAGGAGGACAACAGGAAAGGCGTGCTGGCCGGAACCGACAAGGACGGCGGCTATATGATCGGGGTCACCTATCGCCCGAAGGGGCCGACGGTCGGGATCAAGGCCAAGTCGGCTTCGCGCTTCCGGAACAATGCCAAGGCGGGCGGCAAGGCGGGTCACTTCGCCGGCTTCGGAATCCACGTGGCGGGACTCAACAACAACCTCTCGCGTGGCGAATACGAACAGCTCACCGGCCCTCCGCTCGCGCCCCGCGGCCAGTTCTCGCGGGTGATCACGAACCTTAAGACCGGGTTCGAGCGGTCGAGCGATTGGCTGGAATGGCGGGCCTACGGCTTCTGGGACGAGGTGGTGGACGCGAAGGGCCGGCCGTTCCTGCACGCCCACTTCGAAGGGCTGGGGCACCTTCCGATTCGCGACCTCCGCGGCGTGCGCCCCGAAGGCCGGGAGAAGGCCCGCCGTGCCGCCATCGCGTGGATGTCGGACCAGATACGGATCGCCGCATCGGGGGCGTTCTGGAACGCCGCTTGAGCATCAGGGACGTCCGAATCCGAGGAAGTAAATCGTATGCCTGCATCGAAGGACGAAATCGAACTGATCCTCTCCCTTGGCGGTTCCAAGAGAAACGTCTCGGAAGTCATCGAGGAGTTGAGAAAGCTCAAGGAAGAGACGAAAGACGCCGGCGATGGATTCGACAAGACGGGCAAGGCGACGAATGACTTCTCGCGGGAAATCCTGAACGCCGGCCGGGCGCTCCAGGACTTCACCCAAGGCGGCGTAGGCGGCATCCTAAACAACATCGAGGGCCTGCTCATCAAGTTCCCGGCGGCGGCCGGCGTGGTGACGATCCTGGCGACCGCGGCCTATGCGGCGACGCCGATCATCAAGAACATGTGGTCGGCCTGGATGGACGGCTCGAACGAAGTGCCCAAGGCCCTGGATTCCCTGGCGAAGCTCAATGAATCGCTCGCGGCCAACAAGAAGCGCGTCGAGGAACTGAAGGACAAGCAGACCCTCACGAACGCAGAACTCGGCGAGTTCAACCGCCTCGCCGCGGAGTCGACGAAACTGGAGAAAGAGGCCAACGCCGAAAGAGAGCGACGGAACACGATTGAAGCCCTGCGCAAGAAGGAGGCCGGGGACAAGGACTCCGCCGAAGTCGCAGCGGCCGCGATTGACGCGGCCGGCGGGGTCGACGCCACGATCGCGGCTGCGCGCAAGCAGTTGCTCGGCGCCGACCCCGAGTTGCAGGCCGCGCGGCAGAATTCGATCTTCCTCCAGAAGCGGGCGCAGGAGCGGAGGGCGGCCGACCCGAACGGCATCCTCGGCGAAGCCTATTACAACCAGGGGGTGTCGGCGGCCCAGGCGAGAGTCGCGGGGCTCGAACAGGGCACGACGACGACGGCAGAAGACCTCGTGGCGAGGGCGTCCAAAGGGGAAGCCGGCGCCATCCGCGAGCTAGCCCGCCTGCTGCCCCAAAGTGCGTTCGGCCAGGCGACGCCGGAGGCGATCCGGGCGCAGGACGCGGAGGTCCAGGGGACGATCGTTCAGGGCGCCGCACTCCACGACAAGCTTGCGAAACGCCGCGCCGTCGCCGCGGCGGTCGACGACGCCACGCTGGGCGTAGGCCAGATCGAACAGGCGGAGAACGAGGAGGGCGAGCGCATGCGTTCTCGTCGCGACATCAACAGCGCGAGAGAACAGCGGAGGCGAGGTGGGAACGGCCTTGTAACCTCGGACGAACAGAGGGCCAGGGGGCTTGCGGCCGACGCGGCCAGGGCGGCGGCGATCCAGCCCTTCCTGGACACCGTCAGGGGACAGGCCGCGGCGAACGGCGTCAACGCGAGCGAGCACCAGGTCCGCGCCGGCGCACAGAGGCTCCAGAACGCCGTCAAGCAGGGCGCCGACCCGATGGCGGCGGCGCAGCAAGTCATATCCGATCTCATCGCCAATCAGCAGATGCTCAACCAACGCCAGGCCTCGATGTGGAATCAGGCCCGCGCGAAGACGCGCCAGGTCCGCGCCCAGATCATCAGGAACCGCCCCTAATCCATGTCGACGACCATCACTATCGGCGGCTCGGCCGTCTCGTTCAGCGAGCACAACCTCTGGCCGACCCGGCTGAGCCTGCGCCTCCGCGGCGTCTCGTCGCTGACCCTCGTCAAGACCGGCGGCCCGCTCCCCGGCCTGCCGGACCCGTGGCTCGGCAAGGAAGTCGTGCTCCAGATCGACGGCGTGACCTACTTCGTCGGGGACGTCATGAAGGCAGTCCCGAATCCATCGGAAGCCGGCTGGACGATCTCTTACCAGTGCCTGGACCTGCGCGACCGCGGCGATCGCATCCCGTTCACCGACAGCAACACGCTGACCGACTCGGCCGCGTGGAACCTGGCCAGCGACGACCCCAACTGGCTGGCCAACCGCGCCGGCCGGACTGTGGGCGAGATCCTGACCGACGCGCTGACGATGGTCGACAACGCGACGGCCCTCGACGGAAAGGGCATTGGCGCCTACACCTCGCTCTCGCCGCCGACGCTGCCGAGCGACACGGTTGCGGACCTCGCGGCCCTCACCGTCATCCCGCCGACGGCCGTCTACGTCCAGGGCGAGAAGATGCTGAGCGCGATCGAATCGTTCCTTTCGGCCTGGGCGCCCAACATCGCCTTGTGGGTCCGGCCCAGCGACGGCGTCATCCGGTTCCTCGACCTCCGCGCCACGACGAACCACACGTTCACCTTCGAAACCGACCCGATCGAGTTGTCGCCGCTCTCCCGATCGGTCGACGACTGCTTCCAGCGCGTCGTGGTGCGAGGCATGCCCATCGCGGAACCCAAGATGGTCACGCTCGCGTCGGGCGGCCTGGCCGAGGACTTCGCCTACGGCGCGCTGAGCAACGCCGCGGCGAAGGCCGCCTACGTCAACGAGGACTATTACGAGGATCAGGCCGCGCGGTCGCAGGGGACGTGCTCGTGCACCGACACGCTCAACGTTGTTCTGACCAGCACGCCGGGAACCGACGTTTGGGCCGCCGACGATTGGGACCAAACCCATAAGATGGGCGTCCTCTACCTCTACTATTCGGCCGGGGCCGGGATCAACCAGTTCGTGTCGCGGCGGGTGGTCTCGAACGCGTCGAAATCGTCGGGCGGGACGTCCAACTTCGTGCTCGATATGCCGCTCCCGGCGACGAACTACGACCACTACATCCTCTACGGAATCAGTTCCGCCGCCGCATTGGTCTACCGCAAGTACAAGGTGGTCGACCCCGACATCGCCGCCGCGATGACGCGCCAGTTCTCGTTCCCGGCGGTCTGGGTCGGGTCCAATGGGGACGTGGGGGTCGACACCTCCTATCCGATGGGATCGGCCTGCTACTCCATGACCGGCTCCCCTCCGTACCAGGAGTGGACCATCCCCTTCACCTTCGACACCTCGACCGGCGACATCATCTTCGCCACGCCGACCTATCGGATGGTCGGCAATCACGACCCGAGCGACGTCCGCGCGCTCCTGGCGGTGAATACCGGCGTCCTGACCGCGACGAAGCCGACGTCGGGCTACGAGGGGACCAGCTACACGGTCGAGGGGATGGAGGACACCCTGACGGTGACCGTCCAGTCCTGGCGCGACCCGATCAACCAGGTCGCGATGGAAGCCTACGCCCAGGATCTGCTCGATTCGGTCAAGGACACGATCGTCGAGGGCGAGGTGAGGTACCGTGGGTTGTTTACGGACGCCTTGACGTTCGGCCTGGGATTGTCGGTGACGGGTTCGACCTACACCACCGGATGGGAGGGGCTGAACCTCCCCATCATCGAGGTCGAGTTGGAGTGGCACAGCGGCGAGGCGTCGCACTACACGACGACGATGCACGCCTCGAACCGCCGCTCCCACGTGACGTCGAGCGCGTTCATGCACCCCGACCGTCCGACGAACGGCGGGACGCTCGGCATCGACTCGTCCGACGCCTCGGGCAACGCGTCGGCCTTCTCCCTTGAATCGCTCGGGCTCCAGGATCGCTACGAGCAGCGGCTCGCCGCCGCCAAGAGCGCGCCGCCGACGCCGCAGACCGGCATCGAGTTCGGGCCTGGCATCGACTTCGGCCCGGGGATCGATTTCGGACCCGGGATCGACTTCGGAAAGCTGACGAAGGATCTCGAGGAATGAGCGACGTCTACACGGTCGAGATCGAACGCCGGCTCCAGAACTTGATGTTCGAAGTCGCGCGGCTCCGCGGCCTGATCACGGAGGTTCGCCAGCAACTCCCCAAGGCGTGGGCCGGCCCGGGATCGGGCTCGGGCGGCTCGCCCAAGGGCGCGTACTACACCCTCGGCGACGGCGTCGCGCACGCGGCGACGGGGACCACCGCGGGGACGCTCGTCCCCGCGACGTTCGCCGGCGACGTCTATCAGATCGTCGGCGGCGCCCTCTCGCTGGTCGCGGGGTCGGCCACGATCAACTGGGTCTACAAGGACGACACGTCGACGACCGCCGGCAAGATCATCCCCGTCGTCCCGAACGCCGACGGATCGACCTGGGACGCGCAGGTCGAGAGCTGCAAGGCGATCAACGAGTGAGTGCGTTCAGGTTCTCGCCAGGGCATTGCGGGACCGGCGACTGCGGCTGCGGGGGACCCTGCCCCGCGTGCGCGATCCCGTCGGGCGCCCCCCTGGCGCTGCTCTACAGCAGCTTCACGGTCGGCTCCGGGACGATCGCCCTCGCGTCCCTCGGCGACTGCGTCTGGGAGGGCTGCGGAGCCCTCGGCCCGTCGATAAGCCTGTGGGGCCGGCTCGACCTCTCGGGCGCGACGCCGCTCGCGATCGTCCGCTACTATTCCGCCTCCCCCTCTTGTTCGGGGGCGTTCAGCGAATGCCGGTCCGACGTCGCCGGGCCGCCCAACGGGCTTTTCCTCACCAGCCAATCGTGCCCGCCGCCGGCCGGCGCGGGCGAGATCCATTACAGCCCGCGCAAGACGACCGCGCCGACCGCCACATGGTGCAACTCGCTCAACGCGCTGGGATTCACCGAGTTCACGTTCTCCCAATGACCGACGCCCAGCTCGACCTCATGTGCGCCCGCGTCGGCTCGGATTACCTCCGATTCTCGACGTCCGACGCGAACCCGAAGGCCGAGGAACGCGAGCGGGCGCGCGAGTGGGTCGTCGCGATGGCCGCGCTCGACGAGTGGCCGCCTCCGTGCGACGGCTGCATCGCCGGCGAGACGCCAGCCGGCCAGCCGCCCGTGATGGCGCAGGTCGCGAGCGCCGCGAAGGCCGCCGTGCGGTTCGTCGCGTCGGGCCTCAAGGTCGTCTCGCGCGACGAGTTCGACCGCCGCCATGGGATCTGCCAGGGCTGCGAGCACTTCGACGCCCCGGCGAACCGCTGCAACAAATGCGGCTGCTTCCTGGCGGCGAAGCCGTGGGGCCAGGCCGAGCATTGCCCTGTGGGGAAGTGGTGAACAAGGAGACGACCGAGTGAGCGACAATCACATCGATCGCGCCGTCAGCAAGGCGGCCGTCGCCAGGGCGTCCGGCGGGGGGACGCTCACCCTCCGCGCCGGGGACGGCCCGCTGTTCGGGACGATCACCCCCGACGACTGGCTGCGCATCGTCGTCTGGCGGGCGAACGTCTTCGTCACCATCCTCAAGGCGACCGGCCGCACCGGCGACGTCCTGACGATCTCCGGGACGGCCGACGGCTACGCCGACGCCGCGATCAACATCGGCGACGACGTCGGCAACGTCATCTGCCAGGGCGACCTCGACGACCTATGGACCGAGACGGAGGGCCTCCAGGCCCAGATCGACGCGATCGGCTCCGGCGGCCTCACGTCGGTCGGCCTGACGGTTCCGGGCGGGATGACGGTCACGAACTCGCCGCTGACGTCGAACGGGACGCTGGCCGTCGCGCTCACGCCGACCGGCATGCTCAAGGCGTCGGGCGGGGCGTTCGCCGCGGCCGTCCCGGACACCGATTACGTGCCGCCGTCCAGCCTGACGTCGGGCCTGGCGACGAAGGCCGACGATTCCAATGTCGTCCACCTCAACGGCGACCAGACCGTCGCGGGCGTCAAGACGTTCAGCAACACGATCCAGGGCAACATCAGCGGCTCCGCCGGGTCGACCGCGAACCTGACCGGCAACATCCCCGAGAGCCAGGTGACGGGGCTGGTTTCCGACCTCGCCGCCAAGGCTGCGGACAGCGCCGTGGTGAAGCTCACGGGCAGCCAGACGATCGCCGGGGCCAAGACGTTCAGCAGCACCATCGTCGGGAACATCAGCGGCAACGCGGGCGGCACGGCTTCGAACGTCACCGGGACGGTGGCGGTGTCCAACGGCGGGACCGGCCTCACGGCGCTCGGATCGGCCGACCAGCTCCTCGGCGTCAACAGCGCGGGGACGGCGCTCGAGTACAAGACGGCGTCCGGCGGCGGCTTCACGCCGCAGATCGTCCCGTTCCTCAGCAGCGGCAACCTCACCATCCCGGCCGGCGCCACGTGGATTCGCGCCATCATCGTGTCGGCCGGCGGCGGCGGCGGATCGGGCCGGTGCGACTCGGGCTCGAACGTCAAGGGGGGCGGCGGCGGCGGCGCGGCCGGGCCGATCTCCGACTGGACGTTCTCGGTCGCCGCTCTCGGCGGGGCCGGGACGGTCATCCCCGTCACGGTCGGAGCCCAGGGGTTGGGCGGCGCGGCGGTCCTCAATACGACGGCCAACGGCAACGGGGGCAGCGCAGGCGGGGCGTCGTCGTTCGGCTCCTACGCCACGACCTGGCCGGCCTCGGGCGGCGGCGGCGGCACGACGTCGGGCGGGTCGGCCGGGACCGTCGCGGGCGCGTCCAGCGGCTCGGGCGGGTCGACGACGGGCGGCGCGTCCAACGGCAACCCCCAGGTCACCAGCGGCGGGTGCGGCGGAGCGGGGGTCAGCGCGGCCGACGCCTACTTCTTCGGCGCGACCGCCCAGGCCGTGAACAACATGGGCTCGGCGACCGGCGGCAACAACTCCAACCCCACCGGGGCCGGGGGCCAGAACGGCGGCACGTTCGCGCTCTCCGACGGCTCGGGCTTCCTGCCGGGCTGCGGTGGAGGCTCGGGCGGCTCGTCGTCGGGCGGCCCGGGCTCCGGCGGAAACGGCGGCAAGTACGGCGGCGGCGGGGCGGGGGCCGGCGCCCAGAAGGGCGGCACGTACCAGGTCGACCGCGTGCGCGTCACCGCGGGCGGGACCGGCTATTCCAGCAGTTTCGCAGTCACGGCCTCGGGCGGCGGAGGCACCGGCTTCGCCGCGACGGCGACCGCCGTGGGAGGCGTGGTCGTCTCGGTGACCGTCACCAACCGGGGAAGCGGCTACACGGCCGTCCCGACGCTCGATTTCTCGGCCGGCGGCGGGACGGGCGCGGCCGGGACCGCGGTCATGAACGGCAGCGGCGGCGACGGCGGCCCCGGGATCGTGCTCGTCATCATCACGTAAAGGGGATTCCGATGCGTTGGGCGGTCATCCGAGACGGCGTCGTGGCCAACATCATCATCTGGGACGGCGTGACCGAGTTCGACCACGGGGCCGACCAGCTCGTGAGCATCGACGCCCCCGACCGAGCCATGGTCGGGCCGCGCTGGACGTGGGACGGCGTCGCGTTCGCCCCGCCGCCCGATGAAGGGGACACCCAATGAGCCTCGTCTGCCGCAACGCCGCCGGCGCGAAGACCGCGAACAACACGGTCATCTGGTCCGGCCAGGCCAGGGCCAGCATGGCGTGCCGGTTCATCGTGCACACGCCGCCCGACTTCCCGGCCGGGAACCTCAACCAGTACTTCGCCGCCAAGGGCAACCTCCTCTACTTCCGCACCTACAAGGCGAACGTCGCAGGGACGAAGACGCCGCAGTTCTACGTGCGCCTCGGCGCGACGGGCGGCGGGGCCAGTTCGACGCCCGTGTTCTACACCGACGTCGTCAACCACCTCGCCTGGACCTACGACAAGGACGACCCGTCGTCCCAGGCGCTCTACCTCAACGGCGTCAAGACGCTGCTGGGCTCGCCCCAGTCGACGGTGCTCGTCACCGAGAATCAGGCGCTCACCGTCGGCACGACCAGCGACTCGATGCCGATCCCGTTCTGGATGGAGGAGGAAGACCTCAGCGCCTGGAACGGCTACGTGCTGACCCAGGACGACGTGCTTGCGCACATGGCCGGGGCCGACCCGACGACCATCGGCGTCGGCGCGACGTGGCGCGGCTATTACACGCTCCGCGGCACGCCCGGCGCGACCCCCCAGGCGGGAGACGACGCCCTCGCCAACCAGATCGACGGCTCGTGGCCGCTCTCGCCCTACGTCGGGCCGACGACCGCGGGCAGCTCGCTGACCTACGGCGCCGCGATCCCGTTCGTCAGCCAGTCGCAGTTCACGACGCCCATCGTCGGCTACAGCGGCAAGACGGTGCGACTCTCCACGATCGTCGGCGCGACCGGGCTCAAGACGACGGTCGCGAGCGTGTCGTCGACCGTCAAGCCGACCATCAAAATCAACGGCGGCGCCCCGCTCACGCTCGATCCGCTCTACTGGACGACCGGGCACACCGGGATCGTCTACAAGCTCCCCACCGGCCAGTCGATCCCCAAGACCGGCGTCGTGACGATGTCGGCCGGCGAGGGCTCGTTCACCACCGGCGTCGGCCGCGCGGCGGCCTACGTCGACCTGCCGATCGTCAACAAGGTGGATACGGGGCTCTATTCCGACTACGACCCCGTGGTCGCCATCGGCGAGAACCACACCGGGCCGGGCAACGAATACTGGAGCCCGGAGCAGGGGCCGAAGAACTGGGCCCTCCGCATCGGCTACGACTCGACCGCCTCGGGCGCGCCGACCCTGCGAGCCAACGGAACCATCTCGTCCAACTGCCGGCTGCTGGTCAACGACACGCGGTACCGCAACCCGATCGACCGCACCGGCATTCCCACCAAGCTCGGCTACTTCGCCCTCCAGTACGACGACAAGGACGGCGGCTCGGGCGCGACGGCGATCCAGCTCATCCCCGGCCAGACGGGCGGGCTCGTCGAGGCGACGGCCTACGCCAACCTCGGCGACGCGAACGGCGTCGGCAAGGGGAAGGTCTACCAGTACCAGATCCCGACGTTCACGTTCACGCTGGCCTCGGACGTCAACAGCTCCACAACGACGATCCCGCTCAACTCGGTGACGAACATCACCGGCCTGGCGTTCGACAATACGTCGACCATGTGGGCGAAGATCGACAACGAGTGGATGGACGTCCGCGTGGTCAACTCGACGCCCAAGACGCTCACCGTCACGCGCGGGTTCTTCGGGTCGACCGCGGCCGCACACTCCGCCGGGGCGACGGTGACGGTGCAGTACCAGTTGCCTTTCGCGAACCTGTACGTCGACTTCAACAACCCGAACGGCCACCCCAACTACGACAACCTCGTGATCCTGCCGCCCGGCGAGTTCGCGCTCCCCGATCCGCCGGGCCCGATCGTGCTGGATCGCAGCGAGGCGACCACGAAGGGCGTGTCGAAGCACGTGCTGGAGACGCTGGCCAACGGCAGCGGCGGAATCCGCCATATGGACTCGACCATCGGCGGGTTCTCGCAGTGCTCCGAGCCGTGGGAGGCGCGGCTCGACACCGACCCGTTCCCGTCCGGCCTCTACAAGATGACCCGCGCGGCCAGGCCGACCGAGGCGCGGCCGCTGACGACCGACGAGGCGCCCTACTTCTACGTCCCCTGGCACGTCCCCGGCGCCGAGACGTACTCCGCCACGCTGGGCGCGGCGATCACGACGACGCCCGCCGCGGGGACCGAGGAAGTCATCACGGTCACCGACGCCGTTTCGGCGGGCGTGTTCGAGGGCCAGCGGCTGGTGGCCGACGGCGAGGTCATGGCGGTCAAGTCGGTGGACGCGAGCGACCCGACGAAGCTGACCGTGGTCCGGGGCCAGGACGACACGACGCCCGTCGCCCACGCGGCGGGGCCGATCACCTGCCGCTGGCGGATTCCCAACACGTCCGCCACGCAGACGACCGTCGCGGGCTACGCGCCGGTGAACCTCCATTTCGACCGCCCGCATGGGCTCCGCGCCGGACACTGGACGGCGACGCCGCTCTACTCGGACATCAACCCCCTCGCTCGCGTGGCGATCACGCTGACCGCCGCGGTGGCGACGACGAGCCAGACCGTGTGGTCGATCTCGGCGGCCGACGCCGACTGGTTCAAGATCTGCTCAGGCCTCCACGTCAAGGTCGACAACGAGGAGGTGATCGTCACGACGGCCTCGAAGGACGCCGGCACGATGACGGTGAAGCGCGCCCAGCAGGGGACGACGGCCGCGACCCACTCGAGCGGCGCGGTCGGCGCGGGGCGGTCCGGGTGCTTCCTGTGCCAGAGCCAGGACGAACCGACCAAGTTCGCCTGGCAGGATCAGACGGGCTGGACGCAGAACTTCTACCCGACGAGCGGGACGTCGGCCTACATGTCGGTCCAGGTCCCGATCACGAGCCCCGCGCTCTACGGCGTCCAGCCGCTCGACCAGACGCCCGTGATCGTGGGCGGGGTCGACGAGACGATCATGGGGTTCAGCACGCCCGGCCGGGCCTACAGCTACGAGCACATGTGCCGCGTGGCCAACCTCCAGACGGCGGGGGCTGCCGTGGTCGTCAACGTGCCGTACACCGCCACGGACGACCTGGCGCGGCAGATCGCGCGGACCGTGCGCGACAACCTCACGCCCGGCAAGTTCCGGGTGCTGGTCGAGTACGCCAACGAGCGCTGGAACTTCGCCTTCCCGTTCGTCAACGCCGACGAGAAGGCCAGCCAGCTCCAGGGGCTCGCGTCCGACCCCGACTCGGGCCTGCTTCGCGCGCGGGCGATCACGGACCTGTTCATCGCCGAGTTCGGCAAGACCGGCCGGTCGACCGAGATCGAGCACATGGTGGCCTGGCAGCTCGGCAACCTGGGGACGGCCCTGGGTCGATGCCGGGCGCTGGGCGTCGCGGTCGACGTGGTCTCGACGGCCCCCTACTTCCGCCCGGCGACGTCCACCGCGAGCAACGCGGCCTTCGACGCGGCCGACCCCGACATGATCCCGGAGATGGTCCTGTTCGATCTCACGGAGAACACCGGCGGGACGTCGGCCGCGATCCGCAACGACGGCCTCGCCAGGATCGCCCACGAGCAGGCGACGGGGACGACGGTCGGCTACGTGTTCTACGAGAGCGGCATCGACTCGATGATCCCGACCGCCTGGACGATTGCGCAGGCCGCGGCCAAGAACGCCGACGCGATGTACTCGCCGCAGGCCCGGTGTTTGATCGAGGACATGCCGCTCGCCTATTACGAGCTGCTCGGCAACCACGGGACGCTCGTCGACATCCACTTCAACGCCTGCCAGGCGCCGGACGGCCCGCTCCCGGTCGGCTCCGGGACCTACTGGGCGATCTGGGGCACGCGCTCCCACCACGGGCAGGCGATCGGCTACGGCGACGGCCGCGACGGCAAGGCCGACAACCGCCTCTGCCTGGCCATGACGGGAAAGGCGAACTCGAAGCACCCGTCGATCAACCAGGACATGAACGTCGTCTCCACGATGGCGCAGGGCCAATTGAACTACCAGGCCCGCCGCTCGGCCTACCTGCTGGCCCAGAATCCCGACACGGGAGGCGGCGGCGATCCGTCGGGCTCGTTCGCGCCCACCGCCCACCGCGGCGTCTTCGCCGGGCTTAGGCCGTTCGCGTCGCTCATCCCGTTCGCCTACCTCGACTATCCCGTGGGTCCCCGGCCGATCGTCGTCCCCTCGGCCGCCGTGCGCAAGCCGAACGGCCAGGTCGTGCCGTGGGCGGCGGTCTCGAAGGCGAACGGCTCGGTCGTCCCCGCCGCCGCCGTCAGAAAGGCCCCGCCAGGCGGCGGTGAACTCCCGTCATAAGCCGGCTAGGTCCCGTCATTAGGTCCAGATACAAGCCGCCAGTCCCACCCCGGGGCCGGCGGCTTTTTCGTTGCGCGCCCGATCGCGCCGGAAAGAATCCGAAAAATACATCAACCAGCCCTTGCGCATGGCAGATCCTGGGGTATAATCCTATTAGTTGCTAGCGCGAATCAGTCTTGAAACCAGGGAGGCGACCATGGCGGACGGGCATGCGATGAAGCCGATCGAGGAAGTCTATCCCGAGCAAGCGAAAGAAGAGGCCGAGGACGGTTGCTTTTGCAGGCCCGGCGACTACAACCCGATGCTCGAAAGCTTCGGATACGAAACGCTGCTCCAGGTCGACGACCGCGGATACCAGGGCGATTCCCGCCTCCTGTACCGCGACGGCGAACGCATCGGCTACCTGAACTTCGGATGGGGGTCGTGTTCCGGATGCGACTCGCTCCAGGCGTGCGATTCGATGGCCGACATCGAAAAGCTGAGGAACAGCCTGCACGACTCGATTCGTTGGTTCGACTCGCCCGGCGAAGCCCTCCGGTGGTTCACCGAGCACGACTGGGAGGGCGACTACGGGTGGCGCGAGGAAGAGCAGAAGCAGTTCATCGAGAAGGCCAAGACGTTGCTGACCGAGATGGTGGAGGCTGCTGATGCCTGAGACGACCAAGCGCAAGCGGACCGCCAAAGCGCCGAAGAAGGAGCACATGGTCCACTTCATGGCCGACGACCTTCTCCTCTCCGCGATCAAGACGCACGCTAGGGATCACGAGGAGGGCAGCCTCTCCGCCGCGTGCCGCAAGCTGATCCGCAAGGGGCTCGACGCGGTCAAGGCGGAGGAGGTGGGGCGTGGATGACGACAACATCAGGTCCAAGCTTCTGTGGATCGCACAACGACATACCGGGCGGCCTGAAGCGGCTATAGCCACGGAAGCGATAGCGGAAATCGACCGCCTGCGGGCGCTGCGTCAAGAGCCGGATTTGATGGGCGTCGATGAGGCGATCGGCATCATCAATAAGCACCGGGCGCAGAACAAGGTGAACAACACCAGAAGGTGGCGGAAAACCGAGAAGAGCGTCGTGCTGAGCGAGTCGTTCAACCCCAATTGGATACACGAAGAGATGACGTTCGACGAGGCGGTCTATCTGGCACGTTCCGTCATCGACGACATAAAGGAGGCCGCCCATGCCTAAGACAGCGACCGAGCTTCTCGACAGCCTGCGGCGCACGAAAGACCTCCTGGCGAATGTCGACGTCTTCGCGGACGTGTTCGACGATGCCATCGAGTTCCTCGAACGCCTTGTCAAACCCCTTTCGCTCGACGAGTGCCGCGACGTCTTCAACGAGCGTGAGTACAGGTTCTACCCCGGCGAGAAGCACCTGCCGTTCGAGCCGTGGGAAGTCGACGAGAAGCGGCAGGTCGTGCAGTCCGGCCTCGTCGCGTTCACCAAATGGGAGGCCAACGCCCTGGCGATGGCGTTCACGCTGGATAAGGAGGCTGTCGGTGGCTGAGCCTGGAAGCCCTGATGAACTGAGGCGCATGGCGGGGATGCTGCTTCGCGGTGAGCCGTGCATGGAAGCGGCGGTAGACATGGTTGCGGCTGCGAACATCATCGAGAACTTGCGGGCCGAGATCGAGCGGCCGAGCGGCGACATCAGCCTCGACGAGGTAGTCAAATTGTTCAACGAGTTCGCCCACCGGTCCCACGGCCGCTGGCGAATCACGATGGGCAAAGGGGATTTCGACGCCGTCTGCTGCAAAGACCAGCTCGTCTACTACCCAGGCTGGGAGGCGAGGGCGATTGCTCGGGTCTACAAAAAGGCGAAGCTGCTCCGCGACGGCGAGCAGCAGCAGCCGTCGCATACATAAGCCGGCCACCCATAGCCCCGCGTTGCCTATCAGCAACGCCAGGCCCCTACAACGAATTTCCTCGTCACCATGCTGGCGAGTTCGATGTTAAACAAACAGGATCTATACTGAGGACGGAGCGTAGGCAGCGACATGTGAAGATAATGTCGCCTATCGATCGGGACATGGGAAAATGCTGTCGCCTATCATATCGACCATAGCCGGGCTGGGCGTCGCCTGGCAGTACCTCCCCGGCTGGATCGCCCTCGGCGTGCTCGCCTACTGCGTGCTCGGCCACATGAGCGCCCCGCGCCGCGAGGACCAGTGGAAAGAGTCGCAGTACCCGGACTGCTACCGCAAGACCTGGCCGTCGGACCAGCCGTCGGACGAAACGACCGTCGCACCCTGAAAGGAGCCTGTCGTGGACAAGATGATCGACCTGCTGCGGAGGATGAGCGAGAACGGCGGGATGACCGTGATCGGCCACCAGAACGGCGTGCCGGAGCACGTCAAGAAGCGCGACATCGACGCCTTCCTGGCCGCGCTCGACGCGAGCCGGGAGCGGAAACAGGAGGCGGCTTATGGGTGACGTAGAGAAGGTCCTCGCCGACCTGCAGCGCGTCAAGGCCAACATGGGCTACGACTCGTGGGGCGAGGATTGGGACGGCATCATGGCCGCTGGTATCGCCCTCATCAAAAAGCAAGCCGCCGCGCTCGTCGATAAGGACGCCGAGGTCGAGCGGTTGAGTTCTTACGGAAACGAGGTCGAAGAACTGTATTGCAAGACGCTGGACGAACGGGACGCCGCCCAGAGCGAGGTTCGTCGCCTCACGGGGCGAGCTATCACGAAGCCCGAGATTGCGGCCGCCCTGAATCGCATTAAATACCGCAAAAACGACGATTGGACGTGGACGGGCTCGGAGTTTGAGGCGGGGCGGTATTGGGGCCAGGCTTACGTCGTCAAGGTCGACCTGTTCACCGCCGAAGCCGTCTTCGAGAAGCTGCTCCGCGAAGCCGCCAAGGACCCCTCCCATGCGTGAGACGTTGCCGCAGCTCGTCGGCGAATACGCTAACACGGTCGGCAAGCATGGCGTGGACTCCGAGCAGGCCCGCCGGTTCCGCAAGCTACACGAGACTAACAAGGAACTCCTGGATTACTGCGATTCGCTCGATCGCATCAAGCGACACCTTCAATCGAAGGGATTGCTCTTCCACGCATAGCCTCCGCTCCACCCAACGACAGGAATCCATCATCTCACTAGGGAGTATCGATGCAACCGTACCCGACGCTGGAAGTGCTGAGGCTGTTCGCGGCCGCGGGCGTGCTCGCGGCGGTCGCGGGGCTCGAACTGCGGAGCGGACGCCGGCGCTGGGCCGAGTGCTGGCTCGCCGTCGCGTGCGGGCTGTGCCTGGTGTCGATCGCGTTCACCGTCGCACGGCACTACGTGCGTTTCGGCGAACAGGGCGACCCGAAGCCCGTCTACCTGAAGCCGATCGACGGCGTCTATGACCCGCCGATCAAGCCGGCGTCCGAGCTGTTCGACGCCCGCGGAAACGCCCGCTGACCGCCCGAAATCATCGTCTCTGGAGACCCGACATGAGAACCGGAAACCGAGGCTTCACCCTCGTCGAGCTGCTCGTCGTCGTCATGATCATCGCCCTCGTCGCCGCGCTCGGCGCCGGCCCGATCTACCACGCCTTCCGCGACCGCGCGGCGGTCGACGCCGCGTCGATCGTGCATGGCCAGCTCGCGACGGCCTCGGCCAGGGCTGTGGCGGCCCCGGCCGGCGTGTTCGGCTACCGGCTGGTCCCCGATCCGGCCTGGCCGCTCGAGCGCCTCGCCGACGGCACGATCGACCGCGACAGGCCGCTCGCGTTCTCGCGCATGGTCCCCCTGTCGATCCCCGCCGATTACTCCGAAGGGCGGGTAACGATCCACGCCAACCCGTCCGACTTCCCCGCGGACTTCGCCGACTGGCTCCTCCCGGGCAGGCTGGTGCTGGAGGAGGCCATCAAGAACGAGGACGGCAAGCGGTCGTCGCCGACGAGCTGGTACTGGAACCTGAAGGTCGGCGAGGTGCTCCAGATTGCGGGCCGGTCGTTCACGATCTGCGGGCCGATGGTCGTCGGCCCAGGGGACGGAAACGCCGAGATGTTCGTCAACGTCGGCACGCCGGGGACCGTCTCGCCGCTCGTGCGGACCGTCCCGCCGCTGGGGACGCACGCGATCGAGTTCCTCTACCTGGCCAACCGGACCGACGACGACGGCGACGGGTACATCGACGAGGGCTGGGACGGGATCGACAACGACCTGGTGAGCTGGCCGGACGTCGGTTTGCTGACCGACGATCAGGCCGAGTGGGAGGCGGAGGCGTGGAACCTCCCGGCGAACCTCGACCTCGACGCGATGCCCTACGTGGTCAAGCGTCGCCCGGCGCCGGGCTCGACCGCCGACGCGGTGGAGCTGCCGTCGGGCGCTGTGATCGACGCGACCGCGTGGACGTCGAACGGCATGGACGCCGACGGCAACGACCTCCGCAAGCGATCCCAGGTCTCGCCCAACCTCTACACCGGCGCGGTGGACCTGATGTTCGATCGCGGCGGCCGGATCAGCGTGCCGACGATCTACGGCCGGTCCGGCGCGTGGTCGATCGGGCGCGGCTGGCTGCACCTTTGGATCGCGAGCCGGGACCAGGTGCTCGCGCCGCCGTCCGCCGCCCCGGCGCAGGCCCGGCTGGTCTCGGCCGACGTGTTCACCGGGCGGGCCGTCGTCGTCGAGGCGGACGGGTCCGATCCGACGGCTGCGTTCCGGCGGGCGGAAGGGGGCGACCGATGACAGAAGACATGCAGAATTTCGTGAGGACCCTGCTCGATCGGGACGAGTGGTCCGAGAGGATCGCGGTGATGAAGTTCGGGATGCCGACGCTCCTAGAGAGCCAGGGCTTCCTCCTCGATCTGATTTACCGAGAGGCGGAGCGTCGGGCGATGGAGCACAAAGACCCCAATCGCAGCCCGGCGAACGAACTCTACACCGTCATGATTCAGTTGGGCCTGGAACTCAAGCCGGTGACGGCGCCCGCGCCGGACGCGGGGCAGGTGGAGACGCCGTGATGAGCGATTATCCGTGGGCGAAGGCGCTGATCGGCACCGGCATTCAGAGCGTGGGCTGCGTGAGCTTCGGCCTGCTGATCGCGTTCACGATCAAGCCTCCGACGCCGGAGCGGGTGCGGGAAATCGTCCTGCTGACGGCCTGGCCTGGCGCGTTGTTCTTCGTGGCGGGCGTCGCAGTGTGGGTTTACGGGAGGGTGAAGCGATGACCGAGCACATTCCGACGAAGGCCAGCGAGATCGACGTCGCCGAGGCCAAGAAATACACCGAGTGCTCCGACTGCGAGGCGGGCCTCTACGCCTACGACAGCCGCGAGTATCCCGGCGACACCGGGGCGATCTGCTTCGACTGCCTGCGGAAGCGGTACGAGAAGCTGAGGGACGCCAAGCACGAGCCTGGCCCGGTCGCTGCGGCAGTCCTCGACAGGCTGGCTGCCCAGTTCAAGCACGCGGTCGACAACCAGCTTCCTTCGACCAAGGTGCCGTTCAAGCTCGCCGAGATGAAAGCCTTCCTCGACGAGCGCGAGCAAGTCGAGTAGTCGCCACCCCCGGCCCCGCGCCGGGGTTTCGCATTTCCAGGCCGCGACGCTGCGGTTATCATCGCGCCATGACCACCACGATCGACACGCTCGCCGCCGCGTTCGACCGCGTCTTCGCCGAGGCCGCGCAGCGCCACGGTCCCATCGACTCCGCCCTGTGGTTCGCCGCGACGCCGGACGATCTGGTCGCCGACGCCGAGATCACGCGCGAGCGGTTCGAGCGGGCCCGGCGCGACGCCGCGAAGGTCGGCGTCGGAACGACCGCGGCCTACGTCTACGACGCGAACGGCCCCCGGCTGTACGAGGTCGGCGCGGATGCGAGCGAAGACGCCGTCGAAGACCTGATGCGGTTCTGCTTCGACTGCCCGCGCGCATGAAAAAGGCCCCGGAAACGATCCGGGGCCGAAGCGAAGCGTTGTAATGGAGTTGTCAGGCACCACCACAAGGGCTTCGGGCGAAGCATAGCACGCCGCGGGGCCGGGCGCAAGCTCACCACCGCGGCCGCCTGCCCGCCAGCGCGTCGTCCACCGCCATTTTTACTAGCGCGAGCGGCACTCCGGGCTTCGACACCGCCGCGATCAGCTCCTCGCGGTCGCGCGTCGCGCCTTCCTTGTCCCGGCCGCGGTATAGGCTCATCTCCGCCACCTCGATCAGCCGCGCCGCGTGACCGTAGAGCCCGCGGTAGACGATGCCGGTGTCGTCGTCGAGGTCGCTCATCGTCCGCCCCGCCTGCGATCGCTCTCGCGGGCCGCCTGCCTCTCCCGCCTGTCGTACTCGCGCTCCCACTCCCGCCGGCCGCGCCGCTCCCACCAGAAGGCGTAGAGGGCCAAGGCGGCGAGGGCCAGGCCGACGACGAAGCCGAAGGCGTCGAGGGCCGCGCTCACGGCTCGATCCGGTTGACGTCGTCGCCGTCCACGTAGACGATCCGCCCGGCGGCTGGGCCGTCCAGGATGCGCACCACGGCGGCGGTCAGCTCGCCCTCGCGCTCGCTGCGGTAGTCCTTGAACTCGAACACCTCGGCCTTGGTGCCATAGCCGAGCTGGGCCGACATGATCGGGGCCTTGCCGTATCGGACCTTCCCCTCGGTCTTGCCCTCCATGTGCTCCACGCCCTTCAGCTCGTCGAGCGACGCGGCGACGATGGGCGACAGCAGCTTCCCTTCGATCTCGCCGCCCAGCCACGCCACGCCCAGCGGCTTCCCCTTCGGCTTGTAAACCGGCGGCGGCGACAGCTCGCGGGGACGACCCTTGTACGTGCTGCGGACCGAGACGACGCCCTTCGAGCCGGCGAGCACCCCGTCCAGGATCTCGACCGAATAGCCCGGCAGCCTTCGAAGGCGGCCCCGATCCCACGTCTCCAGGTCGACCCGGCCGAGGATCTTGGCCTGCGTCCCGTAGGCCAAGACGGCGGTCCCGATCGACTGGACGACATCCTTGGCGTCGCCGTCTCTCGTCGCCAGCTCGTCCGCGCGGGACCACGACGCGTCGACCGAGACCGTCACGCCGTCCGTGCTCCCCCCTCGCCCCAGGTACACCGCCTCCTGCCCGACGACCGACGCGCACGCCACGAGCAACGCCGCGATCATGTGCTTACCCCTCTGTCCGTAGGAATTCGCCGATCTTCGCCGGATTGCCCAAAATATCCACGAATTCGCCGATTTTCCTGAAACAAGCGTCGCCCGACACACCTACATCTCGAAATATAGAATTCCACGCGTGCACGTGTTGACAATCGTAAGGGTGACTATCAAGATTGTGTTTAACAAACGCTAGGGGCTCCTGAGCCCCGGCCCCTTCTGCTTGACGGAACACCAGGTCATACAGGTCGAAGAGGACCAAAGGGCAGGGAGCAAGAGATGCCTCAGCCTCAGCCATTGGCGGAGATAATCCGCACTCGGTGCGTCGTGGAAGGATTGCTGTGTGGCGAGGGAGACCTGGTCGTCTGCCTCGCCGAGGACGAGGCGGACCTCCTGGCTGAGCGACCTTATTTGAGCGGGCACCAGCGACACACGACGTGCTTCTTCCAGCCCAACATCGTGCTCTACGTCCCGCCGGTCGACCTGTCAGCCCTTTACACCGCCCTCGCCGCTAGTTCCCTTGCGCTTGCGGGGAACGGGGATGTTGGTGTCTGAGTATTTGACGCTCGGCCCTCGCGGCTCCTCTCCGGCGTCTTCCAGGCGCCCGAGGTGATCGGCGAGGGCCTCGAGCTTCGGCTTGGCGAAGTCCAAAAGCTCCTCGTCCGACATCTGGCCCACCCAAAGCGCGATCGCGTTCACCAGATGGCCCGTGCGCAGTTTGTCGCCCGCGAACGTCACCTCGGCGGCGGCGAGTTTCGCGGCGGCGAGGTCGAGCCTCGTAACGATGGCTGCCGTGGAACGGTAGCTTATCTGCTTCACCTTGTCGAGTTTCATGCCTAGCATGATTGTCATTTGTCGCGCTTCCGTAAAGACTTACGTCGCGAAGGCTAGCCTTTTTGAAAAATCATGTCGGCAGCCTATTGCAAAGGCTAGCCTTTTAGCGTATTCTTCTCCTCAGTGATATCAAACGATATCGACCGATATCCAGTCCCGAGGAGACGCCAGCAGTGAGTCGAGCCGTCGTTCCCACCCTGATCCGCTTCCAGGCTTCAACACACGAGCGATTGGTCGAGCGACGGCGATTGACGCACGTGCCGACGAATTGCTTCGTTGAGCAGGCTGTGGCCGAGAAGCTCGATCGCGAGAAGCCAGACAAACCCAAGCGGCGCAAGGCCGCGTCCTGACCGCCCACCAAAGCGGCCAAAGCTATTCTACGGCGCAACCCGCCGTTTTATGACAGTCCGCGTATTTTTCCAACTTTTGCGTTTCCGCGAGGCAACGCGACGGGGGCGGGATCGTTCCGCGCCCCGAGCGAGGCCCCTTCGCATGAGGGCTCATCCCATGTACGTGCCGAATGAGGTCCAACGCGTCTTCAACGACATCGCCGAGCACGTCCGAATCGACTCGCAGGTCGAGGACCACAACGCCGAGATCCAGGCCCTCCGCATCAAGATCGCCGAGCACGAGGCCGCGAAGACGCGGCTCTCCGCCCGCCGCGCCGAGATCGCCCATCGCTACGGCCACCGGCTCGCGATGATCGGCCCGGTCCTCTACCGCACCAACCGCACCGACATGGTGATCTCCCACGTCCCCGGCACCGACTTCCTGACGATCAGCGAGGCCCGGAGCATGTCGGCCCTGGGCGTGAAGGACGAGGCCCCGAAGCCGCGCATGTTCAGCTGCGAGCAGATCGACGAGGCGGCCCTCTACGCGGCCGACCAGACGTTCGGCGAGGACTTCGACGCCGACGAGGGTTCGACCATCAAGATGCACGGCCCGGCCTCGCTCGCGGCCAGCCTCGTGATGATCGACCACGCGGTGTCGTGATGCAAATCGAAGCGTTCGACGAGGCGGCGGGCCGCGACCTCGACGACATGACGGACGACGACGAGGAGCCCCCGCCGTCGTCCTGCGGCCACCCGACCGAAGCGTCATTCTACGAATCCCCAACCTTCAGCGAGGATCACATCGATGGCCACTGACGCGGCCGTGCTGCCCGGCTCCGAGAACATGACGCTCTTCGCCATGCTCGCGGCGAGGTTCCCGAAGGACGTCATCAAGTACCGCAAGGGCGGCGGCCAGGATCTGCCCTACGTGACGGCCCGCACGGTGATGAACCGGCTGGACGACGTGATGGGGCCGGAGAACTGGTGGGACGACTACCAGCCGATCGAGGACGCGGTGATCTGCCGCCTGACGCTCAGGCTGCCCGACGGCCAGATCATCACGAAGTGCGACGTGGGCGGCAACAGCAAGACGCAGGACGCCAGCGACGTCGAGAAGTCGGGATTCTCCGACGCGTTCAAGAGGGCGGCCGTGAAGTTCGGCGTCGCCCGCTACCTCTACAAGGACGGCGTCCCCGACTTCGTCCGCGGCGTCTTGAACGGAGCCGAAGTCAATGGCTCCCACTGACCCCGACGTCCGGCTCTGCCGCGAGCAGGCCGAATTCTACAGGCTCCGCGGCTTCAACCCCCTGCCGAGCCGGCCCGACGACAAGCGGCCGATGCTCAAGTACGCCGACATGTGGTCGGCCTGCCTGCTGCCCCGCGTGTTCGACCGCTTCGCGACCAGCAACATCCAGATCATGACCGGCAGGGCGTGGGGCCTGCTGGTCATCGACCTGGACGGCCCCGAGGCCGTCGAAAAGTGGGAGACGATGGGACCCTGCCCGAGGACGTGGGTCAGCCATTCGGGCGGGGGCGGCCGGCACGTCTGGTTCACGATCCCGACGTCCGGCCCGAGCCTGCCGAAAGCCGTGCTCTGGAAGGGCGACGGCAAGCACTCGGCGATCGAGCGGCTGTGCGACCAATCGCTCGTCATGGCCCCGCCGTCGATCCACCCGAAGACGGGCCGGCGGTATCGCTGGCTCGGCAAGCATAACTCGCCGATCGTCGTCCCCATGCCCGCCCCGTGCCCGTCCTGGGTCTTGCAACTCGCCCCCGTGGCTGCGGAGCGACCGCTCGTCGCGGTGCATCCCGCCCCTCCGACTTCCGCGTCACGGAGGACGGCCGCGGGGCGAGTTACAGGGCCTCGGATGAGCTGGCGTGAGACGATCGAGTCGATCCCCGACATCCCCAGCCTGGTCCGCTCCTGGGGCCTGCGGACGGTCGGCTCCCCCCGCCAATCGGGCTGGCTCCCCTGCCACGCCTTCGACCGCGACGACGCCCACCCGTCGGCCGCGATCCACTCGCAGAGCGGTTATTACGTGGACCGCGGGTCCGGGCTCCGGCTCCGGCTGGCCGACCTGGCGGTCGCATTGCGGATCTATTCCTCGCCCCAAGAGGCGATCAACGATCTGGGAGGACGGTATGGCCGGTGCGGATGAATCGCTCGTGGGTCGGCTTTGCGAGCTTGGGCCGCTCGATTTGACCAGGCTCCTTCGGAGGCATTACACGGCGCTCAAGGCCGTCATGCGGGCCGTCAGGAAGAAGCGGGCGTGGGATTCGCCCGAACTCGGATACAGCAGCTTCGCCGAGTACATCACCTATGAGCGAGTGGAGATCCCGCTCCGCGTCCAGGGCGGCGACGTCGTCGGTCGGGCCGAGGACGAGGCCCGCAACTTGGGCATGCAGGTCGCGGCCGAGCGGGTGATCGACTTCATCGGCTGGGACGAGCCGAGGCCGACGGTCGACGAGATCCGCGAATTCGTCCTGACGCTCCGAGACGAGACGGTCGAT